CTGTGGCAGAAGCTATTAAGTAAGGCAATAGCTTGCAAAGCCGCATAAATACTATGTTTTAGAAGTATGTAGGAGTAGTGAAAAGGGGGAAAATGTGGGGCATTCCTACATTATTCCTACACTACTCCTACATGTCTATTCCTACATTATTTTTTCAATTTCATTCTTCAGCCACTCAGCATCTCGTTTTGTGTAGACATGCTCTGTGATGTCTGATATTTGGTGTCCGACGATGTATTTTATAGCGTACTCGTCGACACCAAATTTTTTTGCCTGGGTAATAAATTGCACCCGCGGGTCATGGGCACGATGCATTGGATTCAAACCTAATTTTTTTACAATGGCTTGAAACCGTCCACTGTATTTGTCGTATGTAAGAAGGGTGTTTTTCTTATGGGTAACACCATCTGTACAAGTTATGAGATATTTACTGTCGTTTTGTACCGCCTCGTCGTAGCGCTTCTTTATGAGAGGAAATATTCTTGAGTGAATAGGGACCTGTCGATTTGTTCCAGCATCGGTTTTCATACCTCCAATTATTATTTGCTTTTCAAAATCGACATTTGTGACTTCAAGCAATCCGAGTTCTTGTGGGCGCCACCCGGTGTAGCATTGAATCAGTAATACATCTACATATGGAAATGCATATAGATTATTCCACAGCTTTTGCATTTCATCATCTGTGAAATTTATATGACCGCGTTTGGATTCTTTTTGTTCCTTGATAATGTCATCGGACACATTAAAAGTACGAGCGTAGTTCCGATCTGTAAGTTCGTATTCCACCGCATAGTCAAGCATTAGGTTAAACATAGATTTAATGCGACTTTTGACACCGGCGGATGGTTTTCGTATTCCTTTCTCTGTTTTTACAAAACCGTCTTCCATACAGCCCTTTATGTGCCTCGCTCTAAGATCGCATACGCGCATTTTGTAAATGGACGAACAGTATGCCCAACATGATTTGATGGTTCGCTGGCTTGAGTTCGTTTTGAGAGTTTGAAAATATTTTTCAGACCATTGGGCGTAGAGTTCTTCCACCGTCGTTGCGGGGGTAAGGTCGTACGGATTTTTGTTGTACTCAACCAATGCGGCATAGGCATCGTTGTATGTTGGGAAATAGCTTTCCGGCTTCAAAGGCTTACATATGGGATGGCCGTTCTCGTCCTTCCCTACCGTAACCATGGCCCGAAAAGGGTTCCTAAGGTTACGGCCTTTTATTTCGCTGATCTGCCCGAATCCATTTGGCAGACGGCGCCTCTTATTGTTTTTGCTCCTTAGTTTTCTCTTCACCCCACTTGCCAAGGGGTAACCGCAATGGGGACATGCAGCCGCCTTATCACTCACTTGGAGCTCACACTCCGGGCACTGCATTAGCATAGACATTCACCTCCATGCATTTAGTATAAATTCGAGTGTAGAAATTGTCAACTCCTACATCGCCTTTTCTTTTTACCGTACGCAGGTGACGGAAATGCGTGATAATCTGCTTTTGTGGTAATGCACAGTTACTAACTTAGAAAAGCAGAACGGAGGAGACAAAAGAAAATGAATGCTGTAATTTTTGCGGAAGGATCGGTTCCTGTGAGTGTCGCAGCGCGAGTTTACGGGAAAGACGCATCGTGGGTGCGAGCCGGTATTGTTGCAGGGTGGCTGCCAATCGGTAAGGCCACACGAGGAGGTAAGCTCATAACCAAAATCGAGGACATGAATTCTCGGTATGGGCGAATAAATTTTTATATTTCGCCAAAACTTCTTTTTGACCAGACCGGCTACATCTGGAAAGGAGAACGAAAATGAGCACAACAATTCGTCCGGAGATCTCCCAAAAGAAAAGTTATTGGATCGAAAAGCACAGATACTATGAGTTGAAGCATTTTTGTTTGCAATACCCCATTTGGAGGAAGGCCTGCGCCGGTCTTGATGGATTGGCGAAGCACAATATCGCTGTGCATCGCAGTTCCGGAGAAATCTCTGACCCCACTGGTAAAGCAGCAGAGGCCCGAGAGTGGTACATCAATTGCATGGAATTGGTTGAAAAAATCGCCAACAACACAGATTCTGCTATTGCACCTTATATTCTAAAGGGCGTTACGGAAGGTCGCTCCTATGATTACTTGCGATTACAGCACAACATTCCGTGCGGAAAGGATATGTACTACGACCTCTACAGACGGTTTTTCTGGCTGCTGAGCAAGGAGAGACAATGATGAAAATTGTAGATGTCGCAGTTAGAAAAGTCTACAGTTTTAACTGTCTGAACTGTCAAAACCGATTGGAGGCTGAAAGCAGCGAGTTTATTGACATCGGCGGGAAGGTGAGCAGATTCTTCTGCCCTGTTTGCGGGAAGGACTGATATATTACCTGGTCCGACTTAAAAAAAGATCATCTATAAATAAGCGATGAAAGAGTCCTAAGCGGGCTCTTTCATTTTGCAAGGAGGCACTGCTATGAATATTCTAATTGCCATCGGTATTTTGGCTATAGGTATCATCCTGGGGCGACTTTCGGCCCAAACCGAAATAAGAGGAACGCTTATGAAGGTCCTGGACGACTATGAGAAAACGGCCGCCAGCTTATATTTGGTTCTTAATTGCCAGCCGAACGAGTTAAAGGCAGGCGAGATCGTCAAGTTTCAAGTCAAAGAGACTCATCCGCAGAAATAACATCCCCTATTATGAACAATACTGAAAGGAGAACACAATCATGGATGATATTCAGAAGTTGTTGAACGAGGAAATCGTACGGAGACTCAATGAGCTTCCCGAGATGCAGTCCGGGTCCAAAGAAATCGGAGTGGCGATCGAGGACATCGAGCGACTGTTCAAGATGAAAGTGGAGGGCGAAAAGCAAGACCGCGAAACGCAGTCCGACTTGTGTGACCAGCACAACAAGGAACTGGAGAATGCGGGGCGAGCAAAAGACCGCTGCATCAGATTTGGATTGGATGTTGCGGGTCTGATCTTGCCGCTGATATTCTACGGAGTATGGATGCGCAGAGGGTTTAAGTTCGAGGAGGAAGGGACATTTACCTCAACAACATTCCGGGGTCTATTCAATCGGTTTAAGCCTACAAAGTAAGGTTTAGAAACGAGGAGCCAGCGAAAACTACAAAGGCTCCTCGTTTTTCTCCGCCATTTTTGCATAGGCTATTACGAAGAGATACCTAAGCGCTTATTATCTCTTGACTAACAAAGCGAGTATACACTATGATTTAGGAGAACGCTCGCTGATATTAGGAGGTACTAAGATGGGTTTATCTAAGAACAACGGAAGAAAATCTGAGAAGTATGTATGCTACGAATGCGGCGGATCAATGATAAAGGCCGACAATACGGTACTGGTTTGCACCGAATGCGGGTATTCCGTAGACATTGACGACTACGGATATGAAGGTGATTACGAGGAATACTACTCACCGATGGACGCAATATTGGAGGAACCGGATTGCTGCAGGGCCTGTGGAGGGCCGTATCCGAGCTGCATGACGAGTTGCAAGATTTTCGACGACTAAGATGAAACCACAAGGAGAGAGTCCGTGCTTTTTATGGCATGGGCTTTCTCTTTTTATATTTTAGGAGACTCTATGCGATACCACTATAAAAAACCAAGTGTCTATTTGTCTATGTACGGACGCTTATATTTGTGCGATCATCCGGTCTATGACAGTTGCACACTATTCTTAATTGGAGAGCGTGGCCTGGCCGTTATTCAGCAGCGGTATGATGCTGAAACAAAAAGTACCTGGTGGTCTGAAGTAGACCCGTGGCTTACCGACAGCTTGTATTTGCATCCGAGTTTCAAGTCATACTTCGATGAGCGAGCTAAAGAGGCCACGGACGGAGTATACCCCACCGTGACCATTCGGCAAATCATGTGGGCGCTGAAGATGAAGCCGCTGCCAAAAGCCCGGTGGGAGACTGTCTTTGACCGGCGTGAAATATAGGGGGCGCAAAAATTACATTGGCTATTATGAAACAATCACTGAAAGGAGATTAAGGAGTATGGACGAAATGAGAATCAGTTCCAAATTTACACGAGCGATTATTTCCAAACTACTGCGGACAATGATAAAAAAGAAGCTGGGCTATGATGCTGATATTCAGCTCAACGAGCTTCTTGTCACTATTGACGACGGACGGGCACACGCCCATGTAAGTGCGGACGCCGATCTCACTAAGGAAGAGTTCACTAAAATTCTTCAGACGATCGGATTTTAAGAGGGAGGCTTCGGCCTCTTTCTTTTTGCGCGAATTTCGCAAGGTATATTATGAGAAACAGGTAGCTCAGATGGTAGAGCAACAGACATGATCTGTGGGCCGAGGGTTCAAGTCCCTCTCTGTTTCTTTTATTTTTTTAGAAAGGGCGAGGCTATGACAGTATCGGAAATAAAGCGGCTTTTGGAAGATCATGTGATGGACATGCGGCTTCCACCAGTCAATGTTCCTAAGTGGAAGCAGGAGTTCTCCTATGTCAGCTACTACCGATGGGCTGTGATGGAGTATAAAATCTTTATTCTAAATCGCCTTTCGGATCAGGAGGGCGCAGATATTTCAACGCTGATCGACTGGACGGAGGACTTCATTGCTGCGATGGAGAATCTGGGCGTATTAAACCTAAGAAAGAACATGGCTTTTTATGTTGCCGTAGATGTTGGAACGAACATCTTGGAAATTTTGCGATGCATGAACTGAAAGGAGAAACAAAATGAACTACGCAAAACTGATGAAAGGTGCGCGAAAACGGATCCCGCTGATATTGTCCCTTGCAGCATCGGCCGGGGTCGTTGCCACGACGGTTGTGGCGCTTAAGGTCCGCCCGAAAGAGCCGCCAGAAGATTCTTCGCCCCAAGAACAGGCAGCAATATATCTGCGGACATATGGGCCGACTATCGTACTGGCATGCTCTACGATTGCCTGTATTTTAGGGTCATATGCCCTCACCAAGAAGCAACAGGCTGTGCTGACAAGCGCATACACTATGCTTTATACTTCCTACGCCGAGTACAAGGCAAAAGTAAAGGAGCTCTATGGCGAAGAAACCCATAAGACGATTATGGACGCTATTGTTAAGGAAAAATGCGAGGATATAGATGTGACATCCTTTTGCCTTGGTCGAGGTGCATCACTAAGCATAAACGATAGCACAAACCCTGAAGTAGTCAGAACTTTTTACGACTACATTTCGGATAGACACTTTGAGTCGACTCTAAGCAAAGTTATCGCAGCTGAGTATCATCTTAATAGGAACTTTGTACTGGGGGCGTTTGTGACTCTGAATGATTTCTATGAGTTTCTCGGACTCCCCCCAACAGAACATGGCGCGAATGTTGGCTGGTATCTCGATGATGAAATCTATTGGATTGACTTCGATCATCAACTCATAACCCTCGATGATTTCCCCGGAGGAATGGAAGTATGCGCTATTGAGCCGATTATTGAACCCCGTTTAGAGAGCGAATATAATGTGTAGCTTCGCAAGATTAACATGGACTATTATGAAAGGAGGCACTGCTATGAATGTTACAGACAAAGCAAACATCATCAAGATTCTTGGAGTGGCCGCAACGGTTATCGGCATGGGCGCAACCCTGCTGACTGATTGGGTCAATGACAAGAAAATGGACGAGAAGATTGCAGAGAAGGTACTCGAAGCAATTGCCAAGAAAGGAGAGTGAGAGCCGCATTGGCTCTCTTCTTTTTTATGGACGACAAGGCTTTGATGACCATTGCAAACTATTTAGAGAATAAGCACGCCAACAAAGACTGCTTATATTTCAAAAGACAGTTTGCGCATGATTCATATTTGGCTTGGGCGGCATCCGAGTTGGTAACAAGGATTTTAGACAAGCCGTATGAATCTGCCTATGCAATCCTCGAAGGGTTTAGGTACGAAATGGCTGTATATGCCAATGCCGCACCGAATGAGCATTCTCTGATATTTGAAACTGCCGTGGAATTATCGGAGGAAATTTTAGAGCTATTGAACTGAAAGGAGACATTATGAAAGCAGAAATGATGGATGGTGGTGACATATGAAAAAAGTAGCTGCTAAAAAAGCCGCAGAGTCATTTTGGCGCAGTGTAAAAAAACACAGCCCAACAATTCTCACCGGTGTCGGGATCGCCGGAATGATTACAACAACAATTCTTGCGGTACAAGCTACCCCGAAAGCGCTGAGGCTTCTTGAAGAAAAGAAAGCTGATATTTCTGAAACCGAAAAGCTCCCGCCTATCGAGGTAGTAAAGGCTGCTTGGAAAGTCTATGTCCCCGCAGTTTTGACGGGAATTCTTTCCACCGTATGTTTGATCGGGGCAAATTCGGTCAATCAAAGACGAGGAGCCGCTCTTGCTGCAGCCTATTCCCTTTCCGAATCGGCACTGAAAGAGTACCGTGAGAAAGTTGTAGAAACGATCGGAAAGAAAAAAGAGCAGGCCATTCGAGACGACATTGCCAAAGACCGTGTTACAGCAAATCCTGTTCGCGAAGTTGTTGTGACTGATCGTGGCAGTACGCTATGCTATGATAGCTTATCGGGGCGATATTTTAAAAGCGACATAGAAACCCTAAGGAGAACCGTCAATGATTTGAACCGCAGAATGCGAGATGAGATGTTCATTTCCTTGAATGATTTCTACTGCGCTGTGGACAATCCTGATTTAGGTCCTACAAAGCTCGGAGATAGGCTTGGCTGGACTATTGATAAAGGTTATATTGACCTCGGATTCAGTTCTCAGCTAACAGCGGACGGCACCCCCTGCTTGGTGCTGGATTACACTGTTGCACCCGAGTACGAGTACAATTAAGGTTCGCAAAATTTACAAGGGCTTTAATGAAGAGAACCTTCGATAATTTACAATTTTGAAAGGAGTTTACTATTATGGAAAACACTGAACTGATGAACAATGAGGTTATCGAGACCGAGGAGGTCACTGAGACTTGCGAAGAGAAGGACTACAGCCTGCTCGTGGCTGGTATTGGTATCGGCGTTGTAGCTGGCATTGCCGCCTACAACTATGTTATCAAGCCTGTCACCGGCAAGGTGAAGGATTTCATCGCCAAGAAGAAGGCTGAATCCAAGGCCAAGAAAGACATCATCGTTCTGGATCAGAACGGAGAAAAAGTAAGCTAAGAAAAGAATTACATGGTTCTGAAAGAGGGAGAGCACCGACAACAAGGTGCTTTCCCTTTTACTTTATCTCGAAAGGAGTATCCAATGCAGCAGTACCAGTACGAAGGGCCGGTCATGAGTTTTGATACTTGTATCCGATCCAAATGGACCGCCACTACATCCGCCGCTTCTGAGAAAAAGGCAAAGAGCAATCTTGTTTATCGCTACAAGCGAGAGCATGGCCTCCTTCCGAGTGCCAGTATCAGATTGCCAGGTAAAGTTATTCTCATCACATGAGGAGGATTGCAAGTGGAAGAATACAAATCCAATTCCAACAAATCTCGGGAGGCTATGGCTGCTCAGCCCGAAAAGAGGGTTGAAAAGGTCGTCTCTGGAACAGCCAGATTAAAGAAAAAGTCTGGCATACAAAAGTTTGCTGATATTTTCGTGCCGGAGGATGTCGGGGACATTAAGTCGTATATTGTAACGACTATCGTGATTCCGGCCATCAAAAAAGCCATTATGGACGCCATGGATATGTTCCTTTATGGAGAATCCGGTCGACGAGCTAAAGCAGGCAGCGCGTCGAAGGTGTCCTATCGCAGCTATTACAATGATAATCGAGAGCGCCGGGAAGTTAGAACAGCGAAGAGCACCGGGTTTGATTACGACAACATTATATTCGAGACCCGCGGGGATGCCGATGCATGCCTTGAGGCGCTGCGTGATGTGCTGACCACATTCCCGACAGTGTCCGTCGCCGATCTCTATGACCTGGCGGATGTTCCCCCTACCAACAACTATATGCTCGACAGATACGGCTGGATGGATCTGAGCGATGCAACATCCGTGCGAGTCCGTGATGGTTATATTTTGAAGCTGCCGAGAGCAGTACCTTTGAACTAAATCTATAAGGAGAACTAAAATGAAAACTGATATTTTTAAGAAAGCTGGCACCGCAGTGACCAAGGTCGTTGCAAAGGGCAAGAAGCACAGCCCCGAAATTTTGATCGTGGCAGGCATTACCGGCACCGTAGTGAGTGCCGTCCTGGCCTGCAAGGCAACGCTGAAAGTCGGCGAAATCGCCGAGAAGGCTAAGGATGATGTTGACCGCATCCATACCGCTACGGAAAAGGGCACGAATGAAGCGGGAGAGGTTTACACCGCAGAGGATTCCAAAAAAGATCTGACCCTCGTGTATGTCCAGACCGGGGTGAAGTATGTGAAGCTGTACGCTCCGGCCGTCATTCTGGGCGCACTGTCTATCACCAGCATTTTGGCATCCAATAACATCCTGCGCAAGCGCAATGTGGCATTGGCAGCGGCTTATACCGCCGTGGATAAGGGCTTCAAGGAGTACCGTGGCCGTGTGGTGGATCGGTTCGGTGAAAAAGTTGATCAAGAACTGCGCTACGGTATCAAAGCCAAAAAGATCGAGGAAACCGAAGTTGATCCCGAGACCGGCAAAGAAAAGAAGGTCAAAAAAGCCGTTGAGGTGGCGGATCCCAATTTGAAGAGCGACTTTGCCTGCTACTTCGACAAGACTTCTCGCAGCTACGAGAGCAACAGAGATTTCAACATGATGTTCCTGCGGGCCCAGCAGAACTATGCAAACGATCTTCTGCGGGCAAGAGGCCATCTGTTCCTGAATGAAGTCTATGATATGCTGGACCTGCCTCGGACTACCGCCGGCCAGATTGTCGGGTGGACTTTTGACCCGAAGAATCCCGAGTCTGATGGGTATGTGGATTTCCGCATCTTGGAAGTCGTTAAGGAAGCCGAAGATGGCACCTATGAGCCGGCTATTATCATTGATCCCAATGTCGACGGCGATATTCTCAGCAAACTGTAAGGAGGTAAGTGCAATGAAAAAGTTCATTTCCTATGCCCTGTCCGCCCTCGCCGGAATCTTCTTTATTTCCGGTGTAGGTATTCTTTCTGCGGAGAGGATGAGCTGAATGGACATAATCGAAGGGATCATCTTAATGTTTGACGAGGCCCTCGATACGGAACGGAAACGGCATATTGCAGGAGGGATTCTGCTGAGCCTTTCCCTCCTATTTGGAGGGCTTTCCGTCACAGTCATGACAATTAAAGACAAAGAGAAGGAGTATGACGATGAGTAAGGCGACAGTGTGCGCTGCATTTGTATGTGGCGCAGCGGTCGGTGCTGGCTGCACATGGCAGTATTTTAAGAAAAAATACGAGAGCCAGGTGCAAGAAGACATCGAATCCGTCAAGGAGAGCTTTGCCAAGCGCTATGAGAAAAAGGCTGCGGAAGTTCCAGAAGAATCTGATATTCAATCAGCCAACGAGGTTGACCAGCAGGGAGAACTTGACGCCGCATACATAGAGGCTGACCATATTGTGGAGACAATGGGCTATGCTCTCGATGGTAGCCCGACCGAGCCATATGTAATCAGCCCTCATGAATTTGGCGAAAAAGACGGCTATGCGTGCATCAGTCTGACATATTATGCCGACGGAATTGTGACGGACGATGCTAATGAAGTCCTGGATAACTGGCCGGATTTGGTCGGCCCTGATTTCATGTCTCACTTTGGTGAGTATGAGGACGATTCGGTTTTCGTAAGAAATGAAGATCGGCAAACCGACTATGAAATTCTGAGAGACCTCAGTCCGTTCCATACCCCTGAGGACTGAAGCGGAGGTTTAGATGACAAGAAGCGAGCTGAACGAGGAATATTTCAACTGGATGTATCAGCTTGTGTGCCAAGACGAGAAACGCAGATCTTATCGAAAGTTGTTGCGCTATCTTCATTCAGTGGAGTTTACATACACCCTGGATATGGATGCAAACAGAGCAGAAGACGGTATTGACCTGCGTTATCGTTTTGGCTACGAGTTTGAATACCCCGGTCCTATGATCGCTGCATTCCTGGATGACAGGCCTTGTAGCGTTCTGGAAATGATGGTGGCGCTTGCAAACAGGTGCGAAGAGCAAATCATGGACGACCCGCATGCTGGCTGCCGTCGAAGCCAGTGGTTCTTTGATATGCTCGCCAGTCTCGGCCTGTCTGACATGGATGACCACAATTACGGAGTGGGAGCCGAGCGCATAATTGCTCGGTTCCTCTCCCGACAGTATGCAAGAAATGGGGCTGGCGGGCTCTTTACCGTCAACTCCCGACACGACATGCGGAACGCAGAGATATGGTACCAACTCAACTGGTATCTTGACAGTATTCTTTGATATTTAGGAGGAGCAAACGATGTATTTTAGAGATGAAATTTACAAGCGCATGAACAAGCTGGAAAAAATGGCACGGAAGGCAAATCGGAGATCGATTTTTGTTTTGGTTATTTCCGTTGTGTTCCTGGGGACCATTGCGGCTTCTGACGAGATCACCTTTAAGCGGCGGGATAAGGAAGGAGCATAACCGTTACGAATGCTCGATTTCTTTACGATCTCAACGCGTACTACGAAGCGTGGAACTGAGGTCTACCCGAAATTCAGGATTTGTAAAAGTTCCGATTTGATGATCCGTGGCGGCGACTTCTATGCAGTATGGGTCGAGGAGCGCGGACTGTGGTCTACGGACGAGCAGGACGCAATCCATTTGATCGACAACGAGATCCGTAAGGCGGCCAAAGAGCAAGGTGCCTGGGCCATGCTGATGGAAGATGCCGAAAGCGGAGTGATTGACTCCTGGCATAAATACTGTCAAAAACAGATGCGAGACTCGTTTCACATGCTGGACGAAAAGCTGATATTTTCAAATACTCCAACGAATAAAAAGGACTATGCGAGCAAGCGACTGAACTACCCTCTTGAGGAAGGTACAACGGAGGCTTACGACAAGCTGATGTCAACTTTATATTCTCCGGGGGAACGGGAAAAGATCGAATGGGCTATTGGCGCCATTGTCTGCGGTGCTTCAAAGAAGCTTCAAAAGTTTCTTGTTCTATATGGTGCAGCGGGCACAGGTAAATCGACTGTTCTGAACATCATACAGCAGCTATTTGAGGGATATTACTCCGTCTTTGATGCCAAAGCACTGGGTTCCTCCAGCAATGCTTTTGCATTGGAGGCATTTAAGAGTAACCCTCTTGTGGCTATTCAGCATGACGGTGACTTGTCCCGCATTGAAGACAATACCCGGTTAAACAGTCTTGTTTCTCATGAGCTGATGACCGTGAATGAAAAGTTCAAATCCACATATGCAAACAGGTTCAAGTGCTTTCTCTTCATGGGCACGAATAAGCCCGTGAAGATCACGGATGCCAAATCGGGCCTTATTCGTAGACTAATTGATGTTTCTCCTACTGGCAATAAACTTTCGCAAAAAGAATACCGACAGGCGACCAAACAAATCGAGTTTGAGCTTGGCGCAATAGCCTATCACTGCCAAGAAGTATATTTGTCAAATCCAAACAGATACGACGATTATATTCCTGTGGCAATGCTGGGTGCATCCAATGACTTCTATAACTTTGTTGTGGACTCGTATACGGTGTTCAAGAAAGAAGACGGGGTCACGCTGAAAGCTGCCTGGGCAATGTATAACACATATTGCGAGGAAGCTAAGGTCGGTTATCCCTTTTCGCAGAGAGCCTTCAAGGAGGAACTGAAAAACTATTTCCGGGACTACAGCGAAAGATTCAATCTCGGAGATGGATCGAGAGTTCGGAGTTACTACTCTGGGTTCCGAACCGAAAAATTTGAAGATCGGGTTTTGGCTGATATTCCAGAGCCCACCACCAGTCTTATCGAGTTCAAGGAGCAGATGTCGATATTTGATAAGGTGTGTTGCAACTACCCGGCTCAGTATGCCACGACGAAGGAGACACCGTCGAAGAAATGGAACGATGTAACCACTGTTCTAAAAAACTTGGACACACACAAGCTCCACTATGTCAAAGTTCCTGAGAATCACATCGTGATTGACTTTGATATACCCGATAAGAATGGGAGCAAGTCATTTGAACTGAATGTTCAGGAGGCAAGTAAGTGGCCGCCAACATATGCAGAGCTGAGCAAAAGCGGAAAGGGCGTTCATCTGCATTATATTTATACCGGCGACCCTACAAAGCTCAGTAGGGTTTACGATGACCACATCGAGGTGAAAGTTTTCACGGGAAAGAGTTCTCTACGCCGTATGCTCACAAAATGCAACGATCACGATATTGCCTCCATCAGTTCAGGACTTCCGCTGAAAGGAGACAAAAGTGTGATAAATTTTGAAGGGGTAAAAAGCGAAAAGGGACTTCGGACGAAGATCAAACGCAATCTCAATAAGGAGTACCATTCAGCTACAAAACCGAGTGTGGACTTCATCTATAAAGATCTTGTTGATGCCTATAACAGTGGCCTGAAGTACGATGTGACCGACTTGCGGAATGATATTTTAGCATTTGCAGCGGGCAGTACACATCAGGCAGATTACTGTATCAAGCTGGTCAACAAGATGCCTTTTAAGTCCGAAGAGCCTTCCGATACCGTGAAGAACGATGATCAGCCACTGGTGTTTTACGATGTGGAGGTATTTCCTAATTTGTTCTTGGTGAACTGGAAATTAGCTGGACCAGACAGAGCTGTTGTTCGGATGATAAACCCTGAGCCCAGGGAGATAGAAGAATTGCTGAAGTATCGGCTCGTGGGCTTTAACTGCCGACGATACGATAATCATATTCTCTACGCGAGGTTCATTGGGTATACGAACGAGCAGCTGTACACTCTGTCCCAACGCATCATAAACGGCAGCGCTAATTGTTTCTTTGGTGAAGCCTATAACATCTCTTATACGGATGTTTACGACTTTGCCACGAAGAAGCAGTCCCTAAAAAAGTGGGAGATCGATTTGGGGATCCATCATCAAGAGCTTGGTTTGCCATGGGATCAGCCCGTTCCCGAGGACATGTGGACGAAAGTCGCTGAATATTGTGATAACGATGTCATTGCAACCGAGGCGGTATTCAACGCTCGCAAGGGGGACTTCGTGGCTCGTCAAATCCAGGTCGATCTTGTGCGTCAACTTCATGGAATCGAGAATGTTTCTGTGAATGACACAACCAATGCTCTTTCCGGCAAAATTATATTTGGCAAGGAAAAGAAGCCACAGTCGGTCTTCAACTACCGCGATCTTTCAAAGCCCGTTCCCTATACGGAGTATGAGCACTATAGAGAGCTGTACGGTCCCGACTATGTGTTTCATATTTTCGATCACAATGGCCTGCCAACATATAAGGTCTACGACGGAAAGATGAAAATATCGCCGCATTGCAGCATCCTGCCATTCTTCCCTCGTTATATTTACGACCACGGAAAATCTATTTGGCTGGATGATGACAAGCTGGTTGTTGTTGCAATGCACGATAAGGAAAAAGCCTTCACACTTGCCACGGCTGATAAAACTGGGCGATCTTTCCAAGAGATTGGCGAAGGTGGGCGCGTCTTTGCCAGGCCAAATATGTACGGGAATGTGTGGGACGGCGATATTTCATCTCAGCATCCACATAGCGTCATCGCGGAAGTTCTGTTTGGTCCGGTGTTTACCAAGCGGTTCGAGGAAATCGTGGAGGCTCGTGTTGACATTAAGCACAAGGACTTTGAATCAGCCGGGAAGCGTTTGGGTGGAGCACTGAAGCCGTACCTGACCGAAGAACTCGCCGATGGTTTAGCCCAAGCACTGAAAATCGTTATCAACTCGATCTACGGTTTGACCAGCGCGAGTTTCGACAATCTGTTCCGTGATATTCGCAATAAGGATAATATTGTTGCAAAGCGTGGCGCCCTGTTTATGACCTTGCTTAAAGGTGAAGTTGAGAAACGGGGCTTTACTGTTGCCCACATCAAGACAGATTCCATTAAGATCCCGGATGCAACGCCTGAGATTCAGGAGTTTGTTACTAAATTTGGAAAAGAATTTGGGTATACATTTGAAACCGAAGCCAACTTTGAAAAGTTCTGCCTTGTCAACAACGCCGTTTATATTGCGAAGTTCAAAGACGGAAAGCATGCAGGCGAATGGACTGCTACCGGCGCACAGTTTGCGGTTCCGTATGTATTTAAGAAGCTCTTCAGCAAGGAAGAGATCACTTTTGACGATATGTGCGAAACCAAATCTGTGACCTCGGCTCTCTATCTGGACATGAACGAAAATCTGCGAGATGTCTCTTGGTACGAGACGCTGGCTGTAGCAAGAGCTAAGCCTGAAGATGCTCGCAAGGTTTCGGAGAAGAAACTCGTGGAAGGGCATATGGATTTGTCGAACGAAGAGTTGGAAAAGTCCATTGCGCAGGGTCACGACTATCGCTTCGTGGGAAAAGTTGGGCGATTCTGTCCCATTAAACCCGGATGCGGAGGTGGGTTACTGCTTCGTGCGACTGAGGATAAGAAAACTGGTCGAAAAGGGTATTCTGCTGCAACCGGTACAATCGGATACCGCTGGTTGGAATCTGAGATGGTGCGGACTATTGGAAAAGAAGCTGACATTGATCGCTCCTATTACGATAAGATGGTCGATGCTGCCATTGAAACGATTTCCGAGTTCGGTGACTTCGAGCAATTCGCTTCGGATGATCCTTATATTCCTGACAATACCCCTCCTTGGTTTGAGGCCGATGGTTTCGGCGAAGAAGGGGCAAATTTATTTGCTGTAAGATAGGAGATAAAAAATGCCTTACAAAGTAACTGAAGACATCATCATTGAAAATGCTCATATTCTTCCTGGAGCATTTCGGAATTTCTCCGGTCGCCCCGACAAGTATAACCGGGCGGGTGGAAACAGGAGCTTCTGCGTGGTGATCGACGACGCCGAATTCGCCACGAAGCTGATCGAGGATGGCTGGAACATTCGCATTCTGGCTCCTCGTGACGGAGACGAAAGCCCTCGCTATTATATTCAGGTGCAGGTCAGCTTCGATAAAAAGCCGCCTCATATCGTCATGCTCACTGGGCGTAAGCGGACGAATCTGGATGAAGAATCTATTGACTGCCTGGACTATGCAGAGATGTTGAATGTTGATTTGACCATTAGCCCCTACAATTGGGATGTCAATGGAAAAACCGGCGTCAAGGCATATCTGCGTAACATGTATGTCACTATCCGTGAGGACCGACTGGCAGAAAAGTACGCCGAGGATGACGCGCCGTTCTGATGAAAGAAAAGAATTGCAAAACCTGTAAATTCGGAAAGGACATGAAGTATAGGCAACGCTTGTGCCGACGACGGAACGAGATGCAGCCGGAATTATATTCTTGTCCTGACTATGTTGAGCGGCGTTTAGAGAAAACGGCGGTGAAAGATGGCAGGAATTAGTCTTTATGACTACCAGCTTGATGCAGTCAATCGGATGCGCAACGGATGTATTCTATGCGGTGATGTGGGGAGTGGAAAGTCCAGAACAGGTATAGCTTATTACTATACGCTGCAAGGAGGACAGCTCTGCACGAAGCAGTATGTGAAAATGAAGAAACCAAAAGATCTTTATATTATCACAACGGCCCGTAAAAGGGATACGAAGGAATGGGAGGGCGAATTGGCGCCCTTCCTTCTTTCTCCTAATTCCGAATCGTCCGCTTATGAAAACAAGGTCGTCATTGACTCATGGAATAACATTGCCAAATATGTTGATGCGAAGGACTCATTCTTTATATTTGACGAGCAGCGTGTGGTTGGCTATGGCAAGTGGACAAAGTCATTTCTTAAGATAGCCAAGTCCAACGACTGGATTCTATTGTCCGCTACTCCTGGCGATACATGGTCCGATTATATTCCTGTCTTCATTGCAAATGGTTTTTACAAAAACAAGACTGAGTTTAATGACAACCATGTCGTGTGGGATTACCGGGTTAAGTTCCCAAAAGTCGACAGATATTTGAATACCGGGAGACTGATACGGTTGCGTAACAGGATTCTTGTCGACATGGATTTTAAGCGGGATACGGTTGCACACCACGAAGATGTCTATGTTAAATATGATATTTCTGAGTACAAGGCTGCCGGCAAGAACCGATGGGATCCCTTTAAGAAAGCTCCCATTGAGAACGCTGGTGGCCTTTGCTATGTCTGGAGACGGATCGTCAACTCTGATATTTCCCGCCAAATCGCCCTGTTGGAGATTTACGAGCATCATCCCCGCATAATCGTGTTTTACAACTTCGATTATGAGCTTGACATTTTGAAGGAGCTTTACTATGGAACAGGTGTCGAAATTGCTGAGTGGAATGGGCACAAGCACCAGCCCATTCCTGAGTGTGACAATTGGGTCTACCTCGTACAATACACGGCTGGTTGTGAAGGATGGAACTGTATTAGGACCGATACGATTGTGTTCTACTCACAGAATTATTCCTATAAAGTCATGCACCAAGCCGCTGGCCGTATCGATCGGCTAAATACCCCGTACCGCGACTTATATTACTATCATTTGAAATCTCATGCAGCCATCGACATTGGGATTGGTCGAGCGCTGAAGGAGAAAAAGACATTCAACGAGGTTCGCTTCGTTGGACGCAAGTAATAACTGAAAGGGGGACAATTATCAAAGCAACAAAAGAGCAAATGAAACAGGAGGCGCTGGCCAGGATGAAGCTCCTTAAGCTGCATCCGAATGTCATTAAAGAGTTCAAAGAAGAGGACAAGCTCAATTACTCTATGGGAATGCATGGAATTCTCTATTGGGCTACGGGCGAGATTGGAGAGGTCGTCCAGAAATTTGAAAATCAGACAGGGTACCTTGTATACCATGTTATCCACAATAATACTGAGATTGGTCGTATGCTGACACTTCTATATGTCTCTACCGAGATGGAGGAGTGGAATGCGGACAAGCAGGATATTCAAGAAGGTTGTCCGCTGGCGTATGTCGAGAACCTGACTTACCCCGATTGTTCCGAGTTCGGTTCTGTCGGGGTCAAATCTCTTAATGGGGGAGTTGTGAGGACTGCGTGAATATGTACAAAATGATTGGAACTTGGACTGACTATGATCCCTGGCAACGACTGTGGCCTGGTATAGACGAAAAAATGGGCAATCGCTGTCGTGAACTTCAGTCGTCGAACTATGGCGAATTTGTAAAAAAGGAGAACAAAGGAATGGAAACTAAGTATTCATACTCACCGTGCAAAGAACGCTATCTCATTCCGAGTATTGTGAAGGTCATCTACAATCCTCCGGCGACCATCATTCTCTGGGAGGATGAGACAAAAACGGTCGTAAAGTGCTGCGAGACTGATGTTTACGACCCCGAAAAAGGCTTCGCCATGGCGGTCATCAAAAAACTTTGTGGCAATGAGTCTGCACTGTTCCATAAGCTTTTTAAGATATTTGCGGCGGAGGATAAGATTGCGACAACAGACAACGTGCCGGTTATTCAGTTACCAAGGGTAGGGTTATTTGGCATGATGGAGGAACTAAACGAAAGAATCGAGAGGGCGTTTAGAACGGGAGGTATTTATGGAGACTAATGCGTATAAGGAAGTCTATTTTGACCAGTTCTGCAAAATGTGCAAAAACAAGAATATTCCTGAGTCCAGCGATCCTTGCGACGAGTGCCTTGAGAATCCTGTGAACTTATATTCTCACAAGCCGGTGAATTACGATGAGGGTAATGCATGATTACAACAATTATATTTGCTTTATGCATATTTATCACTGTTGCTTTAACCATGCTGATCGCCTGCAAGCTGTGCTATAAAAACAACATCCACTGGTTACTGATTAGCACATGGGCCTTGGGTGTCACCGGCCTCATTACGCACTTCGCCAGTGTTTGGTAAGGAGGGTGAATCGGTATGACACTCGATTCTTTTGTACACCATATATCCAATCTTATTGTCAGTGTTAACTTCGATTATAACGGATATTCTTGCGGAGTTGACCCGTTGGGATGTTCCAAGTACAACATGTGGTATGGTGACAATGATGTTACCGTCGATTCCGTTGAAAATGTTTTGAACGCGAAGATCTTCGATGGAAAATCTCTGATTGATATTTGGAATGACCTGACCGAGTTCGATTACTAAAATAACCACGAAAGCCCTGGATTGTGTGATGCAGTTCAGGGTATTTCTTATTTTCTGAAAGGAGAACAAAAACAATGGCTAACACATTCATTATTTGTAACAACGAAGAAGAAGTAAAGTCGAATGAGTCGTGCTGGGGAAACACTACATTCGAACTTTCGATAAAAGATATTATGGCTCTTCTGAATCGCAAAACTCTTGCTGGCGATAATGGTGAGTACGGCATATTTATTAAAATGGGAGAGTAGAAAGCAATGAATCTTAACGAATTGCGCGAGGCGATGGCCTCAGACGCCACAAAGGAAAACGAAGAACTGAAGCGAGATCTTGCAAGTCTGAAGAAGAGATACCATAAAGACACAGAGCATCTCCGTAACTGCTGTAACGCTCAGCTCGAAGACATGAAGGCTTTGGCTAACCGCTGCTGGGTTCTGAGCGGAGGAGGAATGTGCATTTTCTGTGAGCTTAACACATACAGATGCCCACATAGCATGAACTTTGACGACAAGCTGCGCGAAGCAAAGAAGCTTAGAAAGGAAAGTAAAAATGGCGCTTGCTAAGAAGTGTGACCGGTGCGGAAATCTATATGAGCCAAAAGACATGGATATTTGTGGAGCGATTGTTAATGGGCTTAGCCTGATTGACCGTGACGGGCAGAACTCCAGAGCCGTTAGTCGTAGATATTTCGATTTGTGTCCAGAATGTCTGGCCCATCTTGCCAATTGGCTAAAAAACAGGCCTATGACATTCAATGAAATTCGGCAAGCAGTCGGTCTTGAACCGATTAGAAACGGCAATGAAGTATTTACACAATTATATTCTGAAAAGGAGAATAAAAATGATCAAACTTGACATTCGTGAATATTGTCAGTCCTGCACAGAATTTGAACCTCAGATAACTCAGAGGCCGGCGCAATCTGCCAGACTGTCTGGTGATATCTGTGTATTTGGTGATACGATCGTCGAATGTGAGCATCGTCGGCACTGCGAAGCTCTTTATAATTATTTGAAAGATAAGGAGAATTGATATTTAATGAGTAAAAACTATGCTGAGCTCTCTAATATTATCCCTTTTACAGATGATGGGCGCTGGTATCTTAAGCTCATCTATACATATGAAGACAAGAAGGGTAAACATACGGTTGTGATTCCAAAAGCCGCGGTGCCATTTGCTCAGGGGTGCGTTCCGTATGTTCATAGCCGGATACCCTACTTTCCAAATAGCCAATTTGCATTAGAGCACCCTTATATAACTTGTAACGATTCGATGCCCTTATACGAGGCTGTTAGCGGTCTCGCAAGCGAGCGAGATGTTAAAACGCCGGCTTGCTATTTTGACATTATCACAGAATATGCTTCCAGAGAAATGACTCTTGATGAGATTGAGAAAGAGCTTGGATACAAAGTGAAAATCATCAATAAGGAGAAAAACGATGATTAAAAATGCAAGAATTATGTCGACTATGCTTGGTCGAGAAGATCACGGAATTATGACTTTTATGATTCACATTAGTGCCGACAATTTTTCTTGCGGTATTGGAGGTTTTTGTCTTGATGAATACAATAACGACATTAAGGCACGAATCTTTAGAGCGGAATCTATGGAAGCCATTTCCAAGATTTTAGATGTAGTCGGAGTTACCAAATGGGAAGATCTTCCTGGACAGTACATTCGATTTGAAGATAATGGGTGGGGTTCTACAATAACTAAAATCGGAAACATTATTGAAGATAAGTGGTTCGATATTAGAGGATTTTTTGAAAAAAATAAGGAGAACAAAGGTGCTGAAAATTGAAAACACCGAAGTTATCGGCTGGGAAGCTGCCATCAGAGGTATGCGCAACCCGATGAACTCTTGGGAAAAGAGTGATAGCGGTTGGACTACGGACGGCGTTGGTAACAATGATATTCTGGTTGATACTGATTATGAAGGGTATTGTGAACTGAAAGTTGGGCCCGACGACCAAAAACTCATGCGAAATCTTCGCAACGCCGGCACCGACCACCGTAAGTTCATGCGGATGATCACCGTATACCTTGATATTACGGCTCCGCTGTACTGGTGGAAGGAGTTCGATACCTATAAGGTGGGTACGGTTGCAAACTCTTGCTCGACGATGCACAAGATTGCGGCGAAGGAGTTTACCTTTGATGACTTTTCTTGCGAGCATTTGGAGCGAAGAGCGTCACTAACCTTAAAGAAGGTCATAGACGATCTTAACTACTATCGCGAGTATTATATATCCCTCGCTAAGCAAAATGTTTCCGGCTCCGATACAAAAGCCAAAGATATTTGGTGGCAGATGATCCAGCTACTGCCGAGCTCTTACAACCAGCGACGGACGGTTATGCTGAACTATGAGGTTCTGGCCAATATGTATAAGTCCCGTCGCAATCATAAGCTCGATGAATGGCATACATTCTGTGACTGGATTGAGAGTCTGCCGTACAGTGAGCTGATTACGGGGGAGAAGAAACAACAATGAAGCACTTTATCATATTTTCTAAAGAAGAGCTTGACGAGATTAAAAATGGAAAAAGTGTAGTCATCAAAAATAGTCTTTGGTTTGGTGATAAGGCTTCCGACATTTACTGTGTCTCTGAAGAATGGATGCAAGAATACAATAGCAAAAACGGTAACCCTATAGAGCTGAGCTTTTGAAGAAGGAAGTTAATTAATAGGCGGTCAGTATATGGAACATAAAAAAATTAATCGAAGACCTATTGGACGATTGCAATAGTCTTGACACCCTTGCCAGCTATATCAGCCTTGTTCCGGAGATGGAGCAGCTACATACGCATTTAATCTCCATCAAGAACCGAGTCCGAGAGGCTGTTGACATTTTGAAAGGAGAGGAAGAGTAATGGCTTCATTGAGTGACATTACTGTAAAGAAAGAACTCAGGCTATGCAAAGTTGGAGAAAAGCTTGGATATTTTCATTGCTGGGAGCAATACGGTGACGTAATTTTCCCGGGCATAGCGGTTGGCTCTCATCCCGGCGGCCAATATTCACGAGTATTTGGCATAGTCGAATTCGACGACCGAGTTTCGCGTATTGAACCGTCAAAAATCAAGTTCGTTGACGAAGTTCATGATTATCTGCATGCATATTCTGAAATGATTATGGAAAAGGAGAAAGAATGAAATTTTTAGTTGACGAGCTTCCGTATTACGAGGGGTTTTGCCCTTTTGTTGAGAAATGCGGTGCTGATGTTCGAATGGGCAAGTGTCCTCGATATTGGGATAAAGATAAAGTCTGCTCTGACGACAACCCATACGAGTGCCGGTTTCTTATTGAGGTGCCTATATTTTGGAAAGTGAGGAATTAAAATGAGCGACAATTATTGCGATAATTGCAAAAAGAAGGTTCCAATCTGGATACGATATAGAACAAAAACTATAAAATACGCTCCTCCCATGACCACTTATGAGGAGGTATACGCCGTTTGCCAATTTTGTGGCAAGGAAGTCTATGACCATGATGTAGAGGATATGAATATCCGGAGACGATCATTTGCTACGGCCGCGATTCCACATTATTCTAATGATTAAAGTGAGGAACGGTAATGACTGGTGAACAATATCGACATTATCTTACAGAGTCTATCAAAATTGGAGCTCAAATGATGCACGATATGGCGGAGGATATTGCTGGAAAATCGGATGCCATTTCAAAATTAACGGTGAGAATCGACTTCGATCCTGAAAGTTGCTCTGTTCCTGAGTTAACGATTGAAAGATCACATTTTCCAAATAAAGAGCAATTAAATGAGCTACTTGATATACGGCAAAATGCGAATTTTTGAACAACCGGGCCATGCAAAAAAATAATGAATTTGAGGTAGATCGAGTTGCCCGCAATATCATTAAAGAACATTGGGAGGCTGCAAAAAATGACTCGTAAAAGATTTGTGAAGCTTTTGATGGGCAAATTTGGGTATGGCAGAGATTTTGCAAATGAGATTGCCTTCGCAACCAGACACCATGGTTACACATATGACGATAAATTCTTTTGGCTTTGGTTGATTTGTGAACTGCCGCGGATAAGACTTTGAAAGGAGAGGCCAAATGAGTTATTATGTACACGAACTTATTGCAAAAGAGGAGGATCGTCAGAAGAATGGCATCGAGCTGATTGCCTCCGAAAACTATATCAGTGATGATATTCGCAATGCCCTTGGGTCTGTCTTTACGGACAAGTACGCGGAGGGCTATCCCGGTAAGCGCTACTACGGTGGATGCCAGGTTGCGGACGAGCTGGAGGTATATTGCCAAAAGAAGTGGCGAGAGGTGTTCCAGACGAACTATCATGTCAATGTTCAGCCCCACTCAGGGACACAGGCTAATATGGCGGCATTTGCTGCTGTGTTGAATCCTGGTGATAAAATTCTGAGCCTTGACCTAAATAGCGGCGGGCATCTGTCTCACGGTTCCCTTGTTAGCTTCTCCGGCAAGACCTATGATATTTTGCACTATGGCTTGGATGAAAGAGGTTACATCGACTATGAGAATCTTGAGAATATGATTCGTTTGAATAGGCCTCGGCTCGTTCTCGCTGGAGCTTCTGCATATTCTCGGGAGATCGATCTCAAGCGAATCCACGAGATTATAATTGGGTGCTCCAATCTTGACTTGAATGCCCCCGGTCGATATTGCCCGTATTTTATGGTTGACATGAGTCATATTGCCGGTTTGGTTGCTGCTGGAGATCATCAAACCCCGTTCAAGTATGCAGATATTATCACGACTACCACGCACAAGACTCTTCGTGGGCCTCGTGGGGGTTTGATATTTTGCAAGCAGGATCTTGCAAAAAAAATCGACTCTGCAGTATTCCCGAATATCCAGGGTGGCCCACATATGAATGTAATTGCCGCTAAGGCAATTTGCGCAGAGGAGGCTCTGACACCGGAATTTAGGCGTTATATTCACCAGGTCCGCTTTAATGCCAGAGAGATGGCTGAAGAGTTCATTCGCCTTGGGTATAAAGTTGTGACTGGAGGCACAGATAACCACATGTTCCTCCTCGACCTCTCCGAAACGCATCCTCATGTGACGGGAAAGATGGCCCAGGATAAGCTGGACGAATACCTTATCACGGTGAATAAAAACATGGTTCCCGGAGATAAACGCAAGCCCAATGAAGCGAGCGGCATTCGAATCGGCACTCCGGCTATGACAACTCGTGGATGGACAAGCCGTCAGTTTGTGGCATGCGCAAGAGGGATTGATATTATTCTGAAGCGATTGGAGGAAGAAAGTAATGCTGATCGTTAAACGAGAAGAGTTTTGTAGAATGCCGGCGGGTACAGTCTTCGCTCCGTGGCGTCCGAACTGCTTTATGGGGATATTTGAAATCAAGGTAGACGCTGGGCGATTTTATCCAGATTATGGCTGGGTATATTCCGGAACAATGCCGTTGGAACCTTGGCTTGAGGATTCTGTATGCCCTGGTCAGAATGATGTCGACTTTCAAGTCTATGACGGAGATCAGAATGATGTTGCAGAATACGAATACATTGCCGTCCTGGAGCGCAAGGACATTGAGAATCTTATCAGCAAACTCCAATGGGCACTGAATGGTTGTCCTAAATAAAACCCACCTCCGCGAAAATTGCATCTCCTATTATGGAAAGGAGGTTGAGTTTATGGGATATTTTCTGGCCGTAAACGACAAGCAGCTTGGGCTATGTCTGAGAATGCTTTATGCCGATGGGCTCGGCGCTACTGTCAAAACCGTAAGGAATGACAGAGGCAAGATCGAGTTCCATATCAGAACAGAAGCGGACGAAGATTACTTTAACGAGTTGCTTGAACGGTATACGATTCTGATTTCATAAAATCGGTCTCGTTCCAACAAAGTAAGAGGTCACAAAAGTGGCCTTTTACTTTTTCTTAGTTCTATGCTATTATATTTGCAAAGGAGGTGCGTTCATGGCAAAGTCCTTACAAGGGGCTTCGTCCGATAAGGTCATTCATGTTAAGGGATTCATGGCGTGCCCGGTTCAGAAGCCCGATGGGTCTTGGACTGTTGAAAAACGACCTTACGAGGAAGACATCCCAGATCTCGGACGAGCAGAACTAACTTGCAACGACTGCGGATGGTCCACATACCCAGCATGCAAAGAATGGTGCCGGGCTTGGTGTGGGCGAGCTAACCCCGATAAGAAGAGTCAAGAGTAATATCTTGGCTCTTTCTTTTTGCCTAAAAATGAAAGGAAAACTGTGATGGAAAACATTGAATTTGATATCGAAAAAATTATCCAAATGACGGCAGACAAGATGGTTCTCAATATGGCAACGGCCGCTTTTGGGTCAGTGAGCGATGATCCTAAAATGGCAAACTCTATAAAGGATATTATGACAGTCTTTATCAATCACGGCATTCGTCTGGATGTAGCTCTTGATATTTTGAAGGATGTCTCGGAAATACTCACAAAACAGATGGGGGATGCAGACCATGGCTAAGGGAACGAAACGAAATGCAACTTGGGCAGATGTGGCCAGCGCAAGAAAACGCGGAATGAAAGAAATGTTAGAGATCGTTACATATTCTCTCTCCTCCAAGCAAGGCTTCGAGAAAGATGACATTGAATATCTCATGGAAAACATTTCCTACACTCTGGATTCTATTTCTGATGGCCGCATCACCATGAAGGATATTCAGGAAACAATCAAAGATGAAATTAAAGTAGCTTTTACTACGAGGGAGTGACAAGTATGAGTGCAACAGAGATCCCGCACATTTTAGACTCTGGAAACCGGCGAAAATTTGAGTCCGGAGCCGTTCGTGATATTTGCGAAGGGAAAGGGCGGTGTGACCTTCTGCCCTTAGGCGTACTCGGTCACATGGATGACCCTGTTCTAACACAGGTCGATAACTTCCAATCCTGTGGGCTTATGAGCTACCTGTATGAAGCTTTACGAATGTCCTACTCAGAGCCGCTTATGATATTCCCCGACAAATACACAATGCTTCTGGAGGTATCCAAACACTTTGAAGAAGGCGCAAAGAAGTACGGGGACAATAACTGGCGGAAAGGCATTCCCGTGCATCATTATATTGATAGTGCCGTTCGGCATTATTTGAAGTACCGGCGTGGGGACAAGGATGAACCCCATGACCGGGCTTTTTGTTGGAATTTGATGTGCGCCATTTGGACATGCCTCAATAAGCCGGAACTAAATGATTACAGAAAGGATGCCAAAACCAATGAAACATAATATGTGGCTAATAAACATCTGCATTGTGATGCTTGTCGCCATCGCCCTTATTCAGAGTCGGCAAATCAGAAATCTTGAGAGCCAACTAATACAACTCGAAGTCACGCAATCAGTCGAGAGAACCTCCGCAGTAGCTGTCTCTGCGGAACTTCCTGTAACTGAAGCTCCAAAACCTCCCGAGCACACATACTTCAATGTCCCTATGGATCATGACCTCCAGGACTACATCTTTGGTATTTGTGAGGACTACGATGTTGCCCCGGAACTAATTGTGTCCATGATCTACCACGAATCAGGATTCCATGCGGACTCGGTTGCCACAAGCGATTCGGGATGCGCTTACGGTTTGATGCAAATTATGCCGCGATGGCATCAAGCTCGGATGGAAAGACTTGGATGTTCTGACCTGCTTGACCCGTACCAAAATATACTCGTCGGTGTTGATTTGATTGCCGAAAATATTAGAAGTGGTCGCGGAGTTGAGTGGGCGTTAATGGCCTACAATGGAGGTTCTGCATATGCCGATAGGAAGGCTTCTGAGGGCCTTGTGAGCGATTATGCGGCTTCTGTTATAGATTACGCTAACGATTTATGTATGGGCTCTGAGGGCCTGTAAAATGTGTTTTTAGGAAAGGATTTAGTCATGTTTAGATTTGATTTACTGTTAAATAAGTTGGTCGCTATAGGCCTTGTGGCCATCGGTGTGGTTCCTGTTCTGATGGATGGGGATGGTACATTTCTTGTTTTGGCGCTGACTATTTCGGTGCCTATGTTTTTTGCTAAAAGGAGTTGGATAAAATGATAAAAAATTTTGGGACTTTTAAGTCGACTGATGCGTCTACGGAGGAATTCGTGACTCCTCGAGACAATAAAAACAGCGAGGGCTATCGAGACTGTGTGCCCTATTTGGTAATGAAAAAAGACGCAGAGTATATGCGATTTCGGAAGTTTATTGATGTAATCTTCAAAGTTGCACAGCTCTGCGGTTTCTATATTACGGGAGAAATCAATGTCTCGGACAATTTCACCGGAAATGAATTTCGGTGGGTTTTTAAGCCGAGACGCTGAACCTCGAAGAGAAAATAAGTGGAAAGTGACCAAAGTGTCGTATATACAATAGTTATATTTTGGTCTAATTTTCTGCCCACTTTTAGTCCATAAAAATGGGCTTTGGCCAAGTTGCTTTTGACCAGCTATGAATAAAAGTGGCCATTTGCCCACTTTCTGCCCACTTTTGAAAACGGATTTGGCCAGCAAAAACCCAGCAATTACGCGGGTTTGCGGGCTCTCTGGCCACTTTCCCACTTTTTTCTCTTATTTACCCTAAAAAATTGATTTTTATATACAATAGTTATAAAAACGCAAAAATATAATAAATAGCAAAAAAAAGTGGCCATTTGGCCAGCAAATAAAAAATATTCCTATTGTATATATTTGGAGGTTTTTATGAGCCCCTATGTTTTACAAAATGCGCGAGATAGATGCTATGAAAACTATGATCGGGTTGTGTCCTCTATGGAAGTAAGTCCCACTGAATTGCTTCTCGAACTCGATGATGGAGCGGTTCTTATCTACGATGATATTTACAACGATCTGTATGCTGTTGATTTTACCACTCGTGATGGGTGGCTGAGAGAGTTCGGAAGAAGAGTTCGCCATTATGCTACTTTACGAGGAATCCGCCAAGGCGATCTTGCCCGAATTATTGGGGTAACCCAACCGCTGATTAGTAAATATATGCAAGGTAAGATGATGCCGTCGGCTAAGCAAGCATATAAGCTGTCTGTGGCTCTTGGCTGTACACTCGATTATCTTATAGGCTTTTGATATTTTTGGTTTTAAATTTTGCCGCGCGAAAAAAACATGCCCTTTTATGAAGAGAGAGGTAAAATAGCCATTTTATGGTTCTCTCTCTTTTAATTTTGATATTTGCGGAAAGGAGTGAGTCCATGCGAGAAAGTGATTTTCAGTCGAAGCTCATCAAAGAGCTGAAAGAAATCTTCCCGGGTTGTATTGTGACCAAGAATGAAACCTATATCCAGGGTTTTCCAGACCTCACAATTTATTACAAAGACAAGTGGGCCACTCTTGAATGCAAGAGAAGCAAAAGGGCCGCAAAGCAGCCAAATCAAGAACATTATGTTGGGATTATGGACGAGATGTCATTCTCCAGATTCATTTACCCAGAAAACAAAGAGGAGGTATTGCATGATCTTCAACGATCATTCGAGGTATGAAGGCCTACATGCTTTTCTCGGTGCCAGTAAGTATCACTGGATCAACTATGATGAAGTAAAAGTCGCCAGTGCTTACACAAACTTCCTTGCCGCCCAAAAAGGGACCGAGCTTCATGCGTTCGCCGCTCAATGCATCCGACTCGGGCAAAAACTCCCGAAGTCAAAAAAGACTCTCAATATGTATGTGAACGATGGAATTGGATTTCGGATGACCCCAGAGCAGATTCTTTTTTATTCCCCGAATTGCTTTGGAACAGCCGATACGATTTCATTCCGGGATGGATATTTGCGGATTCATGATTACAAGAGCGGAGTTGTTCCGGCACACATCGAGCAGCTTGAGATTTACAACGCTCTTTTCTGCCTGGAATACAGAATCAAGCCAAGCGAGATTCAAACAGAGTTAAGACTTTATCAAAACAATGAAGTTCTCTTCCATAATCCAAAGCCTGATCGCATCTTGGGCATTATGGATAAAATTGTCCAATTTGACAAAGTGATTTCTGAATTGCGTGAGCACGAGGGGTGATAACTATGAATCCTTATGTAGAAGAAATGAACTACCTAATGCACTACGGCGTTCCCCGCCGCTCTGGTAGATATCCATGGGGTTCTGGTGATAATCCGTATCAGCATAGCGGAGATTTTCTTTCGAGAATTGATATTTTGAAGAAAGAGGGGAAAAGCGAAAAAGAGATCGCGGATGAGTTAAATCTGACTACGACCCAACTTAGGATCCAGGTATCTTTGGCAAAGGATGAGCGAAGATCTTTGGATGTGGCTACCGCTAAGGGTCTGCGTGAAAAAGGATATTCTCTAAATGAGATTGCTGAAAAGATGGGATATGCGAACGATTCCTCTGTCAGATCTCTTTTGAATGAGAACTCGGAGGTTCGAATGAACCAAGCTAAGACCACTGCCGACTTTCTTAGGAAGCAGATCGACGAAAAGGGCATGATCGATGTAGGCGTCGGTGTTGAGCGCGAACTTGGAGTTTCCAGAGAAAAGCTCAACCAGGCCCTTTATATTTTGGAGATGGAGGGCTATCCCGTGTATGGTGCAGGCGTTCCGCAGGCAACTAATCCTGGAAAGCAAACAAACATCAAAGTAATTTGTCCTCCTGGCACAGAGCACAAAGATATTTACAACTATGAGGATATCCATTCCGTTACGGAGTACGCATCGCATGATGATGGCGCCACCTTTGATAAATTTGTGTATCCTAAAAGCATGGATTCTAAACGGCTTCAAATTCGTTATGCAGAAGAAGGCGGTATTGATAGAGATGGTGTGATCGAGATTAGAAGAGGTGTCGACGACCTTTCTCTCGGAGATTCCCACTATGCTCAAGTTCGTATTCTTGTCGATGGAAATAGATATTTGAAGGGAATGGCTGTTTATTCTGATAATCTTCCTGATGGCGTCGATGTTGTCTTTAATACAAACAAGAAGCAGGGAACTCCGAAAGAAGATGTGATGAAAAAGATCAAAGATGATCCCGACAACCCGTTTGGCTCACTCATTAAAGCCAATGGTCAAAGCTATTACATCGACAAGGACGGCAAAAAGCAGTTGTCACTTATCAATAAGAGAGCGGAAGAAGGGGATTGGGGCGAGTGGGCTGACAAACTACCCTCTCAGTTTCTGTCCAAGCAGCCTCTGAGCTTGGTGAAGAAGCAGCTCGGGCTGGCCACGGCAGATAAAATGGAAGAGTTTGATGAAATCGTTCATTTAACAAATCCTGCCGTAAAGCGCGCCTTGCTCTCTTCTTTTGCAGACGACTGCGATTCTGCCGCTGTTCATTTACAGGCGGCCGCGCTTCCGCGTCAGAAATACCAGGTTATTTTACCCATCACTTCAATGAAAGATAACGAGGTATATGCACCTAATTATCACGATGGCGAAACGGTTGCACTTATTAGATATCCTCATGGCGGAACCTTTGAAATCCCGATTCTGAAAGTCAACAATAGGCAGGCGGAAGCCCGTGGGGTTTTGGGCACCAATCCGAAGGACGCAATAGGTATCAACAGTAAGGTTGCCGAGCGTCTTTCCGGAGCCGACTTTGATGGCGATACTGTGATGGTCATTCCTTGTAACTCCGCAAGAACGAATGTCCGTATTAAATCAACTACTCGGCCTGCCGGCCTAATAGACTTTGACCCCAAGATGTCCTATGGAACTATTCAAAAAGAGGATGGATATTATAGTGCTTCTGGAAAAAAGATTAAGGTAATGAAAAACACTCAGACCGAAATGGGAAAGGTGTCTAACTTGATTACCGATATGACACTTCGAGGTGCTACAGAAGATGAGCTCGTAAGAGCGGTTCGACATAGCATGGTCGTCATCGATGCCGAAAAGCACAAGCTGGACTATAAGCAGAGTGAGATAGACAACGGAATTGCATCGCTGAAAAAGAAATACCAGGGTACAACAGAACCAGATGGCCGTTACCATGAGGGCGCCGCCACATTGATATCCCGTGCTAAATCGGAGACTTCTATCATTAAGCGGCGTGGTAGCCCAACAATCGATAAGGAAACAGGTGAACTGCGCTGGAAACAGGTAGAAGATCCCGTTTATATTGACAAACAGACTGGTAAGACTAAGACAAAAACGCAGCCAAGCACGAAGATGGCAGAAACCAAGGATGCCCGCACATTGATATCTGACGCAGACACCCCTATCGAGCGCGAGTATGCCAACTATGCCAATCAAATGAAGGCGCTGGCAAATAAAGCGCGTCTTGAGATAGTACACACTAAGGACATCCCCTACTCCCCTTCGGCCAAGGAAACTTATAAGGTTGAAGTGGCATCTCTCAACAGTAAGCTCAATGTCTCGCTCAAAAACGCACCTCGCGAAAGACAGGCCCAGCTCCGCGCTAATACGGTCGTTGCCGCTAAAAAGCAGGCCAATCCCGATATGACAAAGGCTGAGGTCAAGAAAGCAGGCCAGCAAGCATTGGTCAAGGCTCGTGCTGAAGTTGGCGCAAAAAGAGAAACAATTAAAATTACTGACCGAGAATGGGAAGCAATTCAAGCCGGAGCAATTAGCAATAATAAGCTTCAGCAAATTGTAGCTCACACAGACGCTGACGAACTTCGCCAGCGAGCAACACCTCGAGCTTCGACAACCCTCAGTCAAGCGAAGATTAGCAAAATTCAGAACATGCGTGCTTCTGGTTACACCAATGCCGAAATTGCGAAAGCAGTTGGCGTTTCAGCAGCTACCGTGTCAAAGTATGGTTCGTGAAAGGAGTGAACTATTTGAATAACAGTCGTTATGCACTGACAACCAATGACAATCCGTATGATCCATTCGAGCAGTTCACTCAGTGGTTAATGTTCGATGAAGAAAAAGGTTATCATACTTGCGCTTATCTTGGAAGAATCGTGAGAACTTCCGATCAATTCACTGAAGAAGAGAACGACCAAGAAATTGAGCGCGCGATTGACGAGATAATTAAGTATGATTTCATGAACATCTACAAGAAAGTTAAGCGTACAACGGTAGCATAGTGCTATAGCTGTACAAGACATAGGGAGGGGGTCCTCAAAAAACACACCCCCTCCCTCATCGCGGCGGTCTTCAAAAATTCTCCGGGGGTGATTTTTGAAAAACAATTTTACCTCCGGGTATGGCCAATGCTGGACTTAGGGTATTTAGACGGGCTTATGGAGTATACTCACCCTTTCCATCACCGATCCTTTTTTGCAGAATATGTGCCTCCTAATATATTTTGCATATAGTTCTCCTTTCAGTTCGCAGATAAATCCCCTCCATAGGCCTCTCTAAGTGCCCTAAGTCTTTAGATAACCATTGTAAATGTATCCCAGAAGTGAACGGAAGGAGGCAGAAACCGTGCCACGAAAGAAGCAAGTGGATGCCCCTCCCAAAACACCAAGGGGCAGACCATATCTAACCCCAGAGGCCCAGGAGAATCACATGATCTCTTTGGCCATCAACTTAGCAGAACAGCAGCTTCGTGATGGAACTGCATCGTCACAGGTCATCACCCACTATCTAAAACTCGGTTCGACCAAAGAAAAGTTGGAGAAAGAGATTTTAGAAAAGCAAAAGGATCTTATCTCTGCAAAAACCGAGAGCCTTCATGCAGCCAAGCGAATCGAAGAGCTCTTTGAAAATGCCAGGGAAGCATTGACGAGGTATACGGGAGGCGAGGATCAAGAGGATGAGTAAAAGCTACTCGGAACTGATGCAGCTTCCAACATTTATCGAGCGCTACCGGTATCTGAAATTGGACGGGACGGTTGGTGAGGATACATTTGGGTTTCGCCGATGGCTGAATCAGGTTCTCTACAATTCTCCCGAATGGAAGAGCTTTCGGCGGGAGATCAATCGGCGAGACGGTGGGTGCGATCTTGGTATGCCTGGGTTTGAAATTTATGGGGCTGTAATCATTCATCATATTAACCCTATTACCTATGAGGATGTCCTCTATCGAAGAGATTGCCTACTTGACCCGGAGAATGCAATCTCCACTCAACTGGGGACACACAACGCGATCCACTATGGGGATGAAAGCCTTTTGAACATTGTACCGATTGAGCGGTCCCCAAACGACACATGCCCGTGGCGAGAGAGGAGGTAACGGCATGAACGAAAGCATCCTTGAATCCGTGAAGCACATGCTTGGCCCGGGTTCCTTGGACGACCATTTTAATAAAGATCTTATTATCTTTATCAACGGGGTATTCAGCACTTTGACGCAGATTGGAGTCGGCCCGAAGTCTGGGTTCTCTATCACTGGAGCTGACGAAGTCTGGAAAGATTTTATTGGTGATGACCCGAGGCTCGAAATGGTCAAGACTTACATGTATACAAAGGTTCGGCTGCGGTTTGATCCTCCTCAAGGCTCGTCGGTTATTCAACTGATGCAGCAGGATGCCAGCGAGCTGGAATGGCGGCTTAATGTCGCCGTTGAGTCTTGACAAAGGAGGAAGCAAAATGAAAAATAATAGTCTGGCCCACTATGGCATTCGGGGAATGAAGTGGGGCGTTCGACGGTTTCAAAACAGTGATGGCAGCTATACCTCTGCCGGAAAGAAGCGAAAGCAAAAAGAAAGCGTTCACGAAGATTACGCCAATGCGCACATCAAAAAGAGCGTAAAATCTATGAGTAACGCCGAACTGAAGGCCCGCAATAACCGTCTTCAGATGGAACAGCAGTATGCTAATCTCACAAGGACGACGAGCAAAGGTAAGAAAGCGGTTCAGACATTTATAAAAACGGCCGGCTTAGTCGGTGGAGTTGCGGGAGCCTATGCTACCTACAAAAGAGTTGGAGCCCAAGTTTTACAAACTGAAACCGGTAAAAAAGTGGCTGACGCGGCTATCGATACCATCGGTAATTATGTTTTGAGAGATCTGGAAAAGGGACTGGCTAAGGGACTATAAAAAGAAGAGGCAACCGTTGCGGCTGCCTCTATATATATTTTTCACTTTTTGCCAATAAATCGAACGCCCAATATCGCCCCACCAATAGCGAGTGCGCCACCCGCAACGCTGGCAACTAAATGCGCGATGTGCTTTAGAAAATCTTCATTTCCTCTCTGAAGTTCCGCCATCTTGTCGGCAACCTCAATCATCTTTTCAATAATGTAATGCTCGTCTTGGCTGGACAATTGTACCTGTTCGAGTCGTTTGGAAAGGCTGTCCAAGACTTTTTGGTACCCAAGAATGGTTCTCTCTTGAGATTCTTTTTGGGTTTTGAGAAGCTCGACAGAAACATCTTTTAACTGGCCGACAATTTCGTTCGCATAGTTTCGAAACTCTGGAAATTGCTCTATGCATTTGATAGCGGTTTCTTTGTCCATTTCTGGAAGAGCCGAAACAAAAGCTATGAGTTTGTCTTTGGACACATTGCGAAAATTTTCCGCACCTATCTTTTCGAGTACGGCTTCTGGCGAGAGAAGGTTCTTTTCCATAGAAGTGTACCTCCATTTACTGATAAGTGCATTCTATCACAAATAATAGCGGTTATCAACTGCCAAAAAGCTATGGAGCAAAGTTAAAAATGGCACTCTCAAATACTGCCGTCCCGAAATACTACGGCATGTTTCGAGATGCCGTAATGCGGGGCGAAGTCCCGATCTGCAAAGAGATCGAAATGGAGATGCATCGCATCGACGATCTTATTGCCAATCCGGGAATCTATTACGATGACAAGGCCGTGGAGGGTTGGATCGAATTCTCTGAGCAGGAGATGACATTGACCGATGGGTCCGACCTCCACCTGCTTGACACCTTCAAGCTCTGGGGTGAGCAAATCTTTGGATGGTACTATTTTATCGAAAGAAGTGTATATGTCCCTAATGAAGACGGTCATGGCGGGCACTATGTGAACAAAAGAATCAAGAAGAGACTTATCAACAAGCAGTACCTTATCGTCGGACGAGGTGCTGCTAAGTCTTTATATGGCTCTTGTATTCAGTCATACTTTCTGAATGCCGACATGTCAACTACGCTGCAAATCGCCACCGGGCCTACCATGCGTCAGGCAGACGAGACATTGTCTCCGATACGAACCGCTATCATCCGCTCTAAAGGACCGCTCTTCAAATTCTTGACGGCCGGTTCTTTGCAGAACACGACTGGCTCACGGGCCAATCGCACTAAGCTCGCTTCTACAAAAAAGGGAATCGAAAATCTACTGACTGGCTCATTACTGGAAATCCGCCCTATGGTGATAGACAAGCTCCAGGGTCTTCGTGTGAAGTGCGCTACAGTGGATGAATGGCTGTCCGGCGACATTCGGGAAGACCCTATTGGTGCCATTGAACAGAGTGCATCCAAGGAACAGGGTGGCGCTTACACCAACGACTATCTCATCCTGGCAACCAGCTCGGAGGGCACTGTCCGAAACGGAAGCGGCGACACAATCAAAATGGAGTTGGCCGATATCCTAAAGGGCGAGTACAACAACCCGCATGTATCCATCTGGTGGTACAAGCTGGATTCTGTGGACGAAGTTGCGGACCCGGATATGTGGGTCAAGGCTAACCCGAACATCGGCAAGACGGTCACCTATGAAACCTACCAGTTGGATGTGGAGCGTGCGGAGAAAGCACCCTCTACCAGAAACGACATTCTGGCGAAGCGATTTGGTATCCCGATGGAGGGCTACACCTATTATTTCACCTATGAAGAAACCCTCCCCCATCGTCCTCGGAAATTCTGGGAGATGCCATGCAGCATGGGCGCAGATCTTTCACGAGGAGATGATTTCTGCTCGTTTACATTCCTGTTTCCGTTGTCAAACGGCTGCTTTGGCGTTAAAACCCGCAACTACATTTCTTCGGTCACACTGGCGAAGCTCCCGGCAGCTATGCGGGACAAGTACAACGAGTTTATGGCAGAAGGAACGCTGGTGGTTATGGACGGCACTGTTTTGGACATGATGCATGTCTACGATGATCTGGATGGACACATTGTTGAGTGCGGATACGATGTTCGCTGCATGGGCTTTGACCCGTATAATGCAAAGGAATTTGTGGAACGCTGGCAGGCTGAGAATGGCCCGTTCGGAATTGAAAAAGTTATTCAAGGAGCTAAGACAGAGTCTGTTCCTCTCGGTGAGCTGAAACTTCTCTCCGAGGAGCGTATGCTTCTCTTTGATGAAGCCTTGATGACTTTCACCATGGGTAACTGCATTATCCTGGAGGATACTAACGGAAACCGCAAGCTCTACAAGCGCCGACACGAGCAAAAGATCGACGCCGTAGCTGCTATGATGGACGCCTATGTGGCGTACAAAAACAACAAAGATGCTTTTGAGTGAGGAGATGATTCGAGTGTGGGCATATAGAGAAACGCCTTATCTTCAACATCATGGAGTCAAAGGCATGCGATGGGGTGTACGAAAAAGTGACTTTTCTTCTGGCTCAAGTCATGCTAAAATAGGTTTGCAGTTCTTTGCGAAAAAGGCATCCGAATTCAAAACTTTGCGGCTTCCTGCCAAGGAATATGCTCATGTTATGAGTGAGGTTGCCACCCACGCGACAGCAGAACAGCGGAAGATGGCTTCATTCAAGAAATGTATCGGAAAACATGTGTACACCATCGTTAACAACTTTGACGGCACATTTCGGATCGTAGACAAGGCCATGATTGTCGCCAGGCATCAGAGAAAGGGGTGATTTCTGTGGAACTGGATCAGTTATACCAAACTTTGGCGGATAAGCTGACTGCCATCTGGGATGATGAAGAATTTGTTGTTGGTGTGCTCAGTGACCTTGACACAAAAGAGGAAATTGAGCGCGTCATTCGGTACATCGACGCAGGCGTAGATATTGACCCCTCATCGATCGTATGTTTCTCAACCGAAATCCACTTGTCAAAAACCAAATAAGAACCCGCGTTCATTTTCTAACCTCAGACCTTAATGGGTCTGGGGTTCTTTTTTTTGCCCAGAAGGAGGTGAGATTCGCATATGGAGACAACTTTGGGCTCGCGGCTGAAGCGGGCATGGAATGTATTTACGGGCAACGAGTGGCCTCAGCACAGGGACATTGGCCCGTCCTTCTACTACCGCCCGGACCGACCCAGACTGACCAGGGGAAATGAGCAGTCCATCATCAACGGTATCTGCAATCGAATCGCCATTGATGTGGCATCCATTGGAATCCAGCATGTGCAGCTGGATAAAGATGGAAGATTTTTGGAACCGAAGAGATCTTATCTCAATTATTGCTTGACCGAAAAGGCGAACATCGACCAAACGGCGGCAGCTTTTATTCAAGATACCGTCATGTCCATGCTGGATGAGGGTGTGGTGGCCATTCTTCCGACAGAGGCAACCGCAGACCCTGCCTACACCGACTCGTACGACATTGGGAGTATGCGTACCGCCAAGGTCGTGGAATGGTATCCCCGACATGTGAAACTGCGGGCCTACAACGATATGCTTGGTCGACAGGTGGATGTGATCCGTCCAAAGACGGCTGTGGCAATCGTAACAAATCCGCTTTATTCCGTGATGAATGAGCCGAACTCGACTTTGCAGCGGCTTATCCGAAAACTCAATCTCCTGGATGTCATTGACGAACAGAGCGGCTCCGGAAAGCTCGACCTTATCATCCAGCTTCCGTATGTCATTAAGACGGAGCAGCGCCGCCAACAGGCTGAATCTCGACGCAAGCAGATCGAAGACCAGCTGGCCGGGAGCAAATACGGCATTGCCTATACGGATGGTACGGAGCGTATCACACAGTTGAATCGCTCGGTGGAAAATAACCTAATGTCCCAAATCGAATACCTAACGAGTATGCTCTACAGCCAGTTGGGTATCACACAAGGCGTTATGGATGGGACCGCCGACGAGAAAACCATGCTGAACTACGACAACCGAACCATTGCGCCGATCCTTTCGGCCATCCGGGATGCAATGCGATGCACATTCCTTTCCAAGACCGCTCGGACGCAAGGACAGTCTATCGAATACTTCAGAGATCCGTTCCGGCTGGTTCCCGTGAGCGACATGGCTGAAATTGCGGACAAATTTACTCGCAATGAGATCATGTCTTCTAACGAGATTAGACAGGTTATCGGAATGAAGCCCTCGAAAGATCCGAGAGCAGATGAACTTCGGAACAAGAATCTAAGCAAACCCGGTGGAGATGAGCCGAATTCGGTGTCAAATGACACAAATACGCAGAAGGAGGAAGAAATTCAAAATGAATAGAAATTGTGATTTCAGCGGATGGGCTACTCGCAATGACCTGAAGTGCGCCGATGGGAGAATCATCCGTAAAGATGCTTTTCGGTGTAACGATGGTCAAAAAGTCCCTCTGGTCTGGAACCATCAGCACAATGATCCGTTCAATGTTTTGGGTCACGCTGTGCTGGAGAACCGGAATGAGGGCGTGTACGCCTATTGCTCTTTCAACAACAGTGAATCAGGCAGGGCAGCGCGGGAAGTCGTTGAACATGGCGACATCTGTGCGCTGTCTATTTTTGCCAATCAGCTGGAGCAGCGTGGCCCCGATGTGCTTCACGGTGTTATCCGTGAAGTGAGCCTGGTACATGCCGGTGCTAACCCCGGAGCTTTTATTGAGTCCGTTATCAAACACGGCGTGGAGTGCGAGGAAGAAGGTATCGTTTATACCGGCGAGCCTATTTCTCTGGCTCACTCCGATGCTCCTTCCGATAAGGCTACGAGCAAGTCGGAAGACGAGCCGACTGATAAAAAAGAGGAAGACAAACGAACCGTGGCCGATGTGTTTCACACTCTGAACGAGGAACAGAAAACCGTCGTGTATGCCATTATCGGACAGGCCGTAGAGAATGCCAAAGCAGAGGCCGGTGCCGGTACGAACAAGGATTCCGAAGAGGAGGAAAGCAAAATGCAGCACAATGTCTTTGACAACGAGACGGCCCCCGAGGCCACCAACACTCTGAGCCACGATGCCATTCAGACCATCATCGGCGATGCTAAGCGCTGCGGCAGCATGAAGGCCAGCGTTCTGGAGCATTCTGCCGAGTACGGCATTGACCAGATCGACTACCTGTTTCCCGAGGCCAAGAGCCTCAATAACCCTCCCGAGTTCATCAAGCGTGATACCGGCTGGGTCGGCAAGGTTATGGGCAAGGTTCATCATACGCCCTTCTCCCGCATCAAGTCCGTCTTTGCCAACATCACCGAGGATGAGGCCCGCGCCAAGGGTTACTTCAAGGGCAACCTGAAGAAGGAGGAGGTCTTCAGCCTGCTGAAGCGTGCCACCACCGCCACCACTGTTTACAAGAAGCAGAAGATGGACCGTGACGACAAGGTGGAAATCACCGACTTTGATGTGGTGGCATGGCTGAAGTCCGAGATGCGGATGATGCTGGACGAGGAGCTGGCTCGGGCCTATCTGATCGGCGATGGCCGTCTGTCCTCCAGCGACGACAAGATCAACGAGAGCAATATCCGGCCCATCTATAAGGATGAGGACCTGTATACCATCAAGAAGAAGGTCTCTGTTGCCAAGGGCGCCAGCGAGGATGCCAAGGCTCAGGCATTCATCAAGCAGGTCATTCGTGCCCGCAAGGACTACAAGGGCTCCGGCAATCCCGACCTCTACACCACCGAGGATATGCTGACCAGTATGCTGCTGCTGACGGATACCACCGGCCGTGACCTGTACAACGATGTGGCACAGCTGGCAAAGAAGCTGCGTGTGAATGAGATCATCACCGTTCCCGTTATGGAGGGCGTAAAGGGTGCCGGCGGCGGCGAGCTGATCGGCATTGTCTGCAATCTGATCGACTACAATGTGGGCGCTGACAAGGGCGGCGCTGTGAACATGTTCGAGGATTTCGACATCGACTACAACCAGGAGAAGTTCCTGATCGAGACCCGCTGCTCCGGCGCTCTGACCAAGCCCTATTCCGCCATTGCTCTGGAGCTGGACGAAGCAACCGCCTGAGAATGGCCTAAAAGAATAACGGAGGTAACGAAACATGAATAAGATCTTTTCTAAGTCCGAAGAGAAGTATGTCAAGAATGTCGTTATTTACGGCAAGAGCGGCGACAACTATGTGTATGAGGACAGCGCCTGCACTAAGAAGCTGGACAAGGACACCGTTTCCCGCCTGTTTCTCACCGGCCTGCTGGTGAACTACGGCGGTGCCACCTACACCGTGACCGCCCTGAAGGATAACACCACCAAAAAGTGCGTGGATCTGACCTTCTGGGATGCCCTGGCGTCCACTGCGGCGGCAGTGACCCTGCACTCTTCCGAGTACAAGGCCTAAAAATTCAAAATGGCGAAGTTTTACGGGGCGATCGGCTACATTACGACGGAGGAGACAAAACCGGGTGTCTGGGAGGAGAAAATCACAGAGCGTAAATACGCTGGAGAGCTCCTTCAAAACAGGAACCTGGTTCAGAGCGCAGATCAGTTGAACGACAACATCAACATCGCAAATGAGATCAGTATTGTAGCCGACCCGTACGCCAATGGAAATGTCTATGCGATGCGCTATGTTGTCTTTATGGGCGCAAAGTGGAAAATCACAAGTGTTCGGGTGGCATATCCGAGACTCATACTGACAGTTGGAGGTGTATACAATGCGAGCCAGGCTTGAGCTGCATGAGGCTCTTTGCACGATTCTTGGCAGTCGGCATGTATATTACCAGCCGCCCGAAAGCGTGAAAATGGAGTATCCGGCGATCGTGTATTCCCGAAACAGTATCGAGAACGCTTTTGCCGAGAACTCGGTCTATAAACAAGACCACCAATACCAGATCATCGTGATCGATAAAGACCCGGACAGCGAGATCGTTGCGGCGATTTCAAAGCTGCCTATGTGCCAGTTTGTTCGGCACTATGAAGCGGACAACTTGAATCACGATGTCTTTACAATTTACTGCAAATGAGGAGGAACTACATATGCCTAAACTCGTATGGGATAAGACCGGTGAACGCCTCTATGAAACCGGCGTAAAGCAGTGCGTTCTGTATCTCCCGACCAATGGCGTATATAACAAGGGCGTGGCCTGGAATGGTATCACAGCCGTCAACGAGAACCCTTCCGGTGCCGAGGCTACTGCACTCTATGCTGACGACAGCAAATACCTGAACCTGTATTCCGTAGAGGAGCTCGGCGCGACTGTTGAGGCCTATACATACCCCGATGAGTTCGCAGAGTGCGATGGCTCCGCCGAGATCGCCAAGGGTGTTATGGTCGGGCAGCAGACCCGCAAGACCTTCGGCCTGTGCTACAGAACTACTATCGGCAACGATGTGGACGGCAACGACCACGGCTATAAGCTGCACATCATCTACGGTGCTATGGCATCTCCTTCCGAGAAGGCCTACTCTACCATCAACGACAGCCCCGAGGCGATGACCTTCTCCTGGGAGCTGACCACGACTCCTGTGACGGTGACTGGGAAGAAGCCCACGGCTTCTATCGTCATCGATTCCACCAAGTGCGATCCGCAGAAGCTGGCTGCCCTGGAGGCTATCCTGTATGGCAAGGATGCCACCTCCGAGCAGGCTAACAATGGCGCCAATCCTCGCCTGCCGCTGCCTGATGAGATCGCTACTCTGATGGCCGTGGCCTAACAAATATTTTGGGGGCCGTATTCAGGTAAGCTGGCGGCCCTTTTTAATTTTGAAAGGAGAATTCTAAAATGCTTAAGAAGACTATTACCTATACCGACTACAACCAGGCGGAACGCACCGAGGATTTTTACTTCAACCTCACTAAAGCTGAGGTCATGGAGATGGAAATGAGCACCTCCGGCGGTCTGGCCGAGATGATTAAGAAGATCGTTGCTGCCAAGGATGCTCCCGCCATTATCAAGGTCTTCAAGGATCTTATCCTTAAGGCCTATGGCGAGAAGAGCCCCGACGGCAAGCGCTTTATCAAATCTGAGGAGATCACCACCGCCTTTGCCCAGACTGAGGCGTATTCTCAGCTGTTTATGGAACTGGCGACCGACCCTGACAAAGCGGCCGAATTTGTGAACGGCATTATCCCGGCGGCTGCTGATAAGTAAGAAAATTCCGAGAGGCTTGCGTAATGCTTAAGATTACAATACCCGCTACCGAACAATGGGATGAAGCAAAGGAGCAATTCGTCAGCACGAAAGAGCAGACATTGCAGTTGGAGCATTCCCTGGTCTCTCTTTCAAAATGGGAAGCTAAATGGTGCAAATCGTTTCTTTATACAAAAGACAAAACCTTTGAAGAAACATTAGACTACATCAGATGCATGACCACTACACAGAATGTTTCCCCCGAAGTTTATGACTGTTTAACTGCGGAGAACATTCAGACCATAAACGACTATATTAGTGCTCCCATGACAGCCACCTACTTTCATGAGGACCGAATGGGTCGTCAAAGCCGGGAGCAAGTAACCTCCGAGCTTATTTATTACTGGATGATCGCTTTAAACATCCCATTTGAATGCCAAAAGTGGCATCTCAATCGACTTTTGACTCTTATCAGAGTATGTAACATTAAGAACCAGCCGCCCAAAAAGATGAATCGCCGCACTATTATGAGCCGCAATGCGGCCATCAATGCGGCACGCCGAAAACAATTGGGTACAAATGGATGACTGGATTCTATAAAGGAGACCGCACATGATAGCGTTCAGACAAAAGGGCGACTTCTCTAAGCTGACGCGGTATTTGGAAAGGGCGAAGGAAGTCGTTAAGGCCGGTGACCTTGACAAGTACGGCCGAGCCGGAGTTGCCGCCCTTGCGTCTGCGACTCCCGTAGACTCGGGAATGACTGCCGAGTCTTGGTACTATAAGGTCTCGAATAGCAAAGGATCTGCCACCATTTCTTTTCATAACTCAAACATCCAGAAGGGGGTCCCTATTGCAATTATTTTGCAGTATGGGCATGGAACCAGAAATGGCGGATGGGTTGAAGGCAGGGACTACATTAACCCTGCCATTCGCCCGATATTTGAAAAAATCGCAAATGATGCATGGGAGGAGGTTACTAAGCTGTGAGTAGAACGATCGATGAAAAAATCGTATCCATGCAATTCGATAATGCGCAATTTGAAAGAAATGTGCGCACCAGCATTGGCACGCTCGACAGACTGAAGCAAAGTCTCAACCTTACAGGCGCTGCCAAAGGCTTGGAGAATGTCAATGCGGCTGCGAAGGGTTTGGATATGTCCCCTCTTGCCAATGGCCTTGAAACGGTCAAGCCAAAGTTTTCTGCGCTTGAGGTCATGGCCGTAACTTCCCTCGCAAACATTACAAATTCCGCAGTAAATGCCGGAAAGAGACTGGTTTCTGCATTCACGATAGACCCGATCAAATCCGGTTTCCAAGAGTATGAGACACAAATTAACGCTGTTCAAACTATTTTGGCCAATACCGAAAGTAAAGGATCAACACTGCAAGATGTTAATAGAGCGTTAGCCGAGTTAAATACATATGCGGATAAGACGATTTACAACTTTACAGAAATGACCCGTAATATAGGTACATTTACTGCGGCTGGCGTTGACCTAAAAACCTCTGTTTCCGCTATTAAGGGAATAGCCAATTTGGCGGCAGTATCCGGATCCACTTCTCAACAAGCGTCGACCGCAATGTATCAGCTTTCCCAGGCACTTGCGTCTGGCACTGTCAAACTGATGGACTGGAACTCTGTGGTTAATGCGGGTATGGGTGGTCAGGTATTCCAGGATGCCCTGAAAGAAACCGCCCGTGTTCATGGAATTGCCATTGACGACATGATTAAAAGCGAAGGCTCTTTTAGAGAAACCTTAGCAAAAGGGTGGCTGACAGCAGACATATTGACCGAGACACTCAATCATTTTACGATGGCTGCCGAAGAAGGAACCGAGGAATGGGAAGCATATAAGAGATCCCTAATGGACACGGGTTATTCTGAAGAACAAGCAGCTGCTATTCTGAAAATGGCGACTACTGCTACCGATGCGGCAACCAAAGTTAAAACATTCTCACAGTTGATGGATACTCTAAAAGAATCCGCTCAATCCGGTTGGACAAAATCGTGGGAAATTTTAATCGGTGATTTTGAGGAAGCCAAAAACTTTTTAACTGATGTTTCTGATACACTTGGGGAAATAATTGGCAAATCGGCGGATGCCAGAAATGAAATGCTATCAGGAGGGTTATCTTCTGGATGGAAGCAGTTATTGGATAGCGGTATACCAGACGAGGAAGGCTACAAGGACACTGTTAAGTCCATAGCGAAAGAACATGGAGTCTCTATTGACGACATGATTGCAGCTGAAAAGAAGCTCGATGACTCTTTAACCGATAGCGAAGCCTTTCAAAAGGCATTAAAAACCGGATTTAGAGACAACAAATTATCTGCCGATATGCTTGCTGAATCGGTACATAAACTGGCAAACAAGATGTCGAATATGTCGGCAAAAGAATTGGATGCCGCCGGATATACCGCGGAGCAGGTTAAGCAGATACAAAAATTATCGGGTAGTCTAAAAGACGGAAGCATTTCAATGGAGGACTTTGCAAACAAAATACAAAGGACCTCAGGCAGGGAAAATGTTATACAGGCTCTTTGGAATTCCTTCGATGGACTGATGAACATTTTAGCGCCGATTAAAGAAGGCTTTCGTGATATATTTCCGGCTACCACGGGCGAACAACTTTATCGATTCACCGAACGCATTCGAGACTTAACATCTGATTTTAAGGCGTTAACCGAAAAGAATGCCCCGGTACTCAAGTCAACTTTCAAGGGTATATTTTCCATCCTTAAAATTGGCACAACAGTCATTAAAGCGATCACCGGTGGTATTGCCCAATTGGTTGGTAAAATCGTGAGCCTCAGCGGCGGATTCTTGAGCGCTGCCGGATCACTTGGTGAGTGGATTGGCAGAATAGCTGAATCGATAAACGAAACCAATCTGTTCGGCAGAGCTGTAGATACTATTGTTGTTTTTTTAGGGAAAGCAATCGACAAGGTCAAGAGCTTCTTCAAGGCTATCGGTGAGAAAGTAGACTCTTCGAGTCTTGAGGATTTTGCCAAAACCCTTAAAAACATTTGGGATCTTATCGGAAAACTCGGCGAAAAGGTCGGGAGTGCCTTTGGCGAGCTCTTCCGGAGCGGCGATATTCAAAATGCCCTCGGGATCCTTAACGGCGGGCTTCTTACATCCATCTTTCTTGGACTTAAGAAAGCCTTTAGCGGAGGAGGCCCAAATAAGATAGTTGAGTTCCTGCAGAGCTTGTTAAGCCCTCTTGAAAATCTCAAAGAAAAGCTCGAGCCTGTAACCGGGATGCTCGACGAGCTCAAAGGCTGCCTTAAAGCCTATCAACAGGATCTGAAAGCAAAAACGCTTATCAAGATAGCCACGGCAATTGGTATCTTGGCAGCGGCCCTATTTGTCATATCCGCCATCGATCCGGCAGATCTTGCCAGTGCCTTAACAGGCATGGCTGTGCTGTTTGCCGAGTTGGTAGGTGCAATGGCCGCCCTGGATAAATTTGCTGGGGGGTACAAGAATTCGGCGAAATCAGTCGCACTCATGACTGCTATGTCGGCGTCTATTCTTATTTTAGCTGGAGCGCTTAAGATGCTTTCTGGACTAAAATGGGGCGAGCTTGCCGTCGGCCTTACCGGAGTCCTCGGGTTAATGGCAATTCTTGTCGGTGCCATGAAAGTCCTGTCGGCCAATAGGAAGAAGTTTATTAAGGGCGCATCTCAAATGGTCATTATGGCCGCTGCGCTCAAGATACTGGCTTCGGTTTGCAAAGACCTTTCGCAGTTGAGCTGGAAACAGTTGGCTAAGGGTGTCTCGGGAATTGGCAGCATTCTACTCACATTTGTTGGCTATCAAACTCTCATGAGTCTAATAAAGCCGACGAAGATGATGCGGGCGGCCTTATCTCTTGCAATCATAGCCGGAGCCATGGAAATATTTGCAGATGTCTGCGGAAAACTTGGTGGTCTTGATTGGGGGCAGTTAGCTAAAGCTGGCGCCGGAATGGCTGGAATCCTTGCTATAGCAGCGGGGTTCGGCATTCTTTCCGGGCTCGCTAAGAAGATGGCTGGCAGTGCTGTTGCACTGGCTATTCTCGGCGGAGCTATGGAAGTATTCGCGGATGTATGTCAAAAATTCAGCGTCATGAAATGGGGCGAACTGGCCAAGGCCGGCGCTGCGATCGCAGGAGTGTTGGCGTTTGCCGCAGGATTTGCCTTGCTGTCTGGCTTGGCTAAGGATATGCGAGGCTCAGTTATCAGTTTAACCATCATGGCTGCCGCTATGGAGATATTTGCAGATGTCTGCCAAAAGTTTGCCGAAATGAAATGGGAAGGCTTAGCGAAGGCCGGTTCTGCTATTGCTGGGATTCTTCTTCTGTGCAGCGGATTCGCCCTTCTTGCAAGTCTTTCTGGAGGCATTCTCAAGGCGGCTGGGGCACTGGCAATAATGTCGGTGGCGTTGGCCGTAATCGCACCCGTGCTAAAACTTTTGGGTGGAATGAGTTGGGGCGGCATCGCTAAAGGCCTCGTTGCAATTGCCGGTGCATTTGCGATCATGTGGGCTGCGGCAATCATGCTCACGCCTGTGATTCCGTCCATACTTGCTTTGGCAGGTGCCATTGCTTTGCTGGGGGTTGCTGTACTGGCCTTTGGAGCCGGTGTGACATTACTGGCAACAGGCATTACTGCTTTAGCAATCGCACTTGCTGCGGGGGCAACCGCCATTGTATCGGGGATTTTGGCCATTCTCGAAGGACTCGGCCAAGCTATTTTGCTGATTGGAAAGGCGATTATTGAGGGCGCTGCGGTGATCGGCGCGGCGATTGCTGCTGTTATAATAGCCGCTATTGATGCTTTAGTCCAGGTTATTCCATCGCTCGCTGAGGGGATAATGCAAATCCTCATTGGTGTTTTGGATGCATTGGTAAATTATGCTCCGAAGATTGTAGAGTATTTGTTTAAGTTTCTTATTGGGCTCCTTGATGCTCTTGGTGCAATGATCCCGCAGTTTGTAACAGCTGCAGTCAATTTCCTTGGGAAAATTTTCTCTGGAGTTGTAGACGCACTCAAGAACATCGACACAAAGACTCTTGTAAACGCCATACTTGGAGTGGGCTTGGTCACGGCTTTCATGCTTGCTCTGAATGCTATTGCCGGCCTCGTTCCCGGAGCAATGGTCGGCGTTCTCGGATTGGGCGCTGTAGTCGCGGAACTCGGACTTGTTTTAGCAGCACTTGGTGGGCTTGCTCAGATCCCTGGGTTGGAATGGCTTATTTCTGAAGGTGGTGACTTTTTACAGAAGGTTGGCACTGCCATCGGTAAATTTATCGGGGGAATTGTCAGCGGAGTTGCAGAGGGCGTAACAAGCGCATTGCCGGGCATCGGGACGAATTTGTCCCTATTTATGATGAACATTCAGCCGTTCCTGCTTGGCGCAAAGTTAATTGACCAGAGAGCTATGGATGGCGTTAAATCCCTTGTCGAAGTCATGGCCTTACTTACGGGAGCAAGTTTCCTGGAAAGCATAAATTCCTGGCTGACGGGAGGATCGTCGTTTACAGACTTTGCCGCTAAGCTGGTTGTGTTTGGGCAAGCCATGAAACAGTATGCTGATACCATCAGCGGAATGGACACAGCTGCCGTTGAAGCATCGGCAAAGGCTGGCGCAGCTCTTGCTGAATTGGCAAAAAACCTTCCAAGCGAAGGCGGTCTTCTCCAATCAATTATCGGCTCCAAAGATCTTAGTTCTTTTGGCAATAAGCTCGTCCGATTTGGGCTTAGCATGAAGATGTACTCGTTGGCTATTTCCGGTATGGATGCTGACGCTGTAGCAAATTCGGCTATAGCCGGTAAAGCGCTCTCCGATCTCGCATCCTCGCTTCCAAGTAGTGACGGCATTCTGCAGTCGATTATCGGATCAAAGGACCTCAGTGATTTTGGCGATAAACTTGTCCAATTTGGCCTTGGTATGAGATTGTATTCTCTCTCTGTAACGGGGTTAGATGTCGGGGCGATTGCAGAATCAGTTACGGCAGCCCACGCAATTTCCGAACTGGCCGCTTCTTTGCCGAAGAGTGATGGCGTAGCTCAATTCTTTAGTGGCTCTAAGGATCTTGATTCGTTCGGGGATAAACTTTCTGCATTTGGCGAAAGTATGAAAACCTACAGCGATAAGGTTGCCGACATAAATTTAACCGCAGTAATGATGTCTACAACTGCATTTACCTCTTTCATTGGCTTGGCTAAGAATGCATCCGAAGCTAAATATGACGGACTGGTGTCGCTTGGCTCAAATCTAAGGCAGTTTGCTATAAGTATTAAAGATTTGGATGCCGATAAGATGCAGACGCTTGCTACATCTACTGCAAAGATGGCAGAGCTATCTAAAATTGTTAGCGGTGCAAATTTGTCTGCCTTCGAAGCACTTGGGAGATCGCTCAAAACCATGATGAGCGATGTTAGCAGTCTCGATCCAGCTACCTTCGATGCTATTGTAAATTCCCTGAGGAGACTTGCGAATTCCAGTGTTGCAGCCTTTGTTCATGGGGTTGAACAGTCTGGGTCTCAGGCTGGATCTGCCGGTCAAAGTCTTGTGGATAATTTTGCAAGAGGTGTCCTAAACGGGCAATGGAACTTGAGAGTAGCTGGGGAAAGAGTTGTTGGGTCGCTATTGGCTCACATTCGTTCCCAGGAAAGTCAATTCGGTAATGCTGCAAAGGACTTGACTACTAAATTTGCAAATGGGCTTAAAAACAACCCGTATGCGGTTATCTCGGCGTTCGAAACATCTTTGTCAAAGACCATCAAGAGCATTCGCGATTACTATACGCCTTTCTATAATGCTGGAGCGTATGTTGTGGATGGTTTCGCTGACGGAATTGAAGCCAACACATACAGAGCGCAGTCTGCCGCAAGCGCAATGGCTGCCGCAGCAGAGAAAGCAACTCGTGCAAGACTGCGGATCAACTCACCGTCCAAAGTGTTCAGAGAAGACGGTTATACTGTGCCCGAAGGGTTCGCACAGGGCATTGACCGTATGAGCTGGGTGGTTAAGGATTCGGCGACGGCTATGGCAAAAGAGGCAATCATCGGGACGGGTAACGCGATTTCCCGTATTGCAGATCTCCTTTCTACCGATATGGACACTGAGCCAACGATCCGGCCGGTGCTGGATCTTAGCAATGTGTCTGCCGGTGCAAATCGGCTGAACAATATGCTGGATCTTAATCCCTCTGTGGGGGTTCTCTCCAACCTCAACACTATCGGCTCGGGGATGAACAAAAATCAAAATGGAGCCACCAATGACGATATCATCTCTGCTATCAAGAGCCTTGGGAGTAAGATCGGGTCTTCCGGGGATACATACTCCATCAACGGCATCACCATTGATGACAGCGGTAATGTCTCCGAGGCGGTTAAGACGCTCGTGAGGGCAGCAAGACTTGAGAGGAGGGCGTAATCTATGGTAGCCGTTAAAAATCTGACCATAGCAAAGCAAAGCGGAAGCGATCTGCATTATGCGAGTTGGAGCTTCAGCGGCGGGACCGTAGTAACATCCGGATCTATCAAGGCTGGGGATCTTGTTACAATTAAGGCGGGGGCCACATACTACAACGGTGTGGCTATCCCGTCTTTTGTAATGAATGACAGCTGGTACATAGTCGAAGTGTCCGGTGACCGGGCGGTTCTTGGCAAAAACCAGAGCGGGTCCCATAACATCCAGAGCCCCATCAATGTCAAATATTTGAATGGGGGGACCTCTGGAGGGGGCTCGGTGTCCATGAGCACCTTTGACCATTACGAGGTTCAGTGGCACTACGATTCCGGGGACCATATCTGGTTTGACGGCGGAAGCTCGACCACCACAAATGAGCACGCGACCTACAACGCCCCGGACAACGCGATTTTCATTAGGGTTACCGTAACGCCGGTATCCAAAAAATATAAGGTCAACGACACGGAGGTCTCCTATTGGCAGGGGACTAAGACCCAGGCGCAATACACCATTGCATCCGATCCCCCCGAGAAGCCGTCTACTCCTTCGGTGTCCATTGATCAGTATAAACTGACCGCCAGTCTGGAGAATATCTCTGACCCGCGGACAGATAAGATCGAATTCCAAGTATTTAACGGGACGAAACTGGTGAACAGCGGGGCTGTTACTGTGGAAACCTGTCAGGCATCGTTCTCCTGCACGGTTTCTGCCGGCGGGGAGTATCGGGTACGCTGTCGCGCAATCAACCTAAATGGGTCGGCGGAGATACCCAGCGACTGGTCTGCCTTTTCCAGCACGCTGAAAGCAGTCCCATCAACGCCCGATGCAATAACGGTATGTAGGGCTGCATCCGAAACCTCCGTATATTTGGAGTGGACGCAGGTCAACAGTGCTGATACTTACGACATCGAATATGCGACCGAAAAACGCTACTTTGATGGGTCGGACCAGACCAGTACCGTAACGGGTATCGAGTTCAACCATTACGAGAAAACCGGTCTTGAATCGGGGGATGAATATTTCTTCCGAGTCAGAGCGGTCAACTCCAATGGCGCGTCTCCCTGGTCAGAAATTAAATCCGTTGTTATTGGCAAGGCACCTGCTGCTCCCACGACTTGGTCTTCCACCACGACGGCTATTACCGGCGAGGATGTGACCCTCTACTGGGTTCACAATGCGGAGGACAATTCAACGCAGACCTATGCCGAGCTTGAAATAACGGTCAATGGGGAGACGGAGACCCGCACGATCAAGAATGACCGAACGGAAGAGGAAAAAGACAAGACCAGCTTCTATGTTATCAAGACCGTAACATTTTATCAGGTAACAAAGAGCGGGGATGTTTACACGAAAACAAGCACCGTTCTGGAAATGGAGCCTACAGGTAGCACGGCCTTGGCTGACAAGACGACCACTGGGGAAACTGTATATTCTTATACGGAAGATGATGTGGTCAAGTATTACTGCAAAAAGTCTTATACCTATGGTGAGGGCGCCGAGATAAAATGGCGGGTTCGCACAGCGGGGATCACAAAGACTTATGGCGACTGGTCCATCGTCCGGACGATCAATGTCTATGCGCCGCCTACACTGGCCCTCAATGTAACAGATGCGGACGGGGATATTATCAACACGGTGACGACATTCCCGTTTTATCTGTCGGGGCTGGCCGGGCCTAACACCCAGGCACCGATCGGGTATCATGTGACGATCACCTCTGATTCGACATATGAGACCGTGGACGCCATCGGAAATACTAAGGTCGTGAACAACGGAAACGCTGTATACTCCAGATATTTTGACATTAAAGAGCCCCTGGTCGTGGAATTTTCTGCCAACAATCTTGACCTTGAGAATGGGGTGTCCTACACGGTTACCTGCGTCGTCTCAATGAATTCCGGATTGACAAAAGAAGAGTCTAAGACTTTCACGGTAAGCTGGAGCGAAACTTCTTACAATCCTGATGCAGGAATCGCCATTGACAAGGATGCCCTTGTGGCGTACATAACTCCTGTTTGCCGCGATGATGACGGTGTACCAGTTCCAAATGTGCTCCTGTCGGTCTATAGACGGGAGTTCGATGGACAATTTACCGAATTGGTCAAGGGACTTGACAACTCAAAAAATATTGTCATCACAGACCCGCATCCGGCTCTCGACTTTGCTCGCTATCGAATTGTGGCTACGACTAAGAATACCGGGGCCGTCAGCTTTAATGATATTCCCGGCTACCCCGTCCAAGGGAAAGCCGTCATCATTCAGTGGGACGAGGCATGGGGTGCATTTGACGCGTCGGCAAGTGAAAGAATGGTAGAGCAGCCCTGGACGGGCTCGATGCTCAAGCTGCCATACAACATCGATGTGTCGGACGGACATGAGCAGGATGTGTCATTGGTGAAGTATATAGGCCGCTCACACCCCATCACATATTATGGCACCCAGAGGGGCGAAACTGCTACCTGGAATGTTGAGATCCCTAAGAGTGACCGGGAGGCCCTGTACGGGCTTCGCCGTTTGGCCATATGGATGGGCAATGTCTATGTACGGGAGCCGTCCGGGAGTGGGTATTGGGCCAGTGTGAAGGTCTCATTTAGCCAAAAGCATCGAGAACTAACGATCCCTGTTACGCTTAGCATCACACGAGTAGAAGGAGGGGTGTAATATGCCAGATTGGTCATCTTCGATGCAGCAATCGTTTGAATACTATGTTGTAGATCCTGGAACTTGGAAAGAATCCAAGCTGCTGGACAATGTTAAATCTTGCAGCATCAATCGAGACTCCAGCGTTGAAACACTTGGGTCAGCTACGATCGATGTGACTGATTCGGTTGGGGAATGCTATATTAGGGCTTACCTCGTTACAATTCAAAATGGACTAAGAGAGCGCCATCCTCTTGGTACTTTCTTAGTCCAAACCCCCTCCTCCAGCTTTGACGGGAAGGTGCGAAGCGTGACAATGGATGCTTATACGCCGCTGCTGGAGCTGAAAGAAAACCCACCGCCTCTCGGTTATTCAATATTGAAGGGCCAAAATATTATGGCAATTGCATATCAGATAGCCCGAGAGCGTATGCGGGGACCTGTTGTGATGCCGAACTGCACCGAAACGCTTTACAGTGACTTTGTGGCAAACACGGACGATACATGGTTGTCCTTTTTGACGGATCTCATCGCCAAGGCTAAGTACAACTTTGAGATTGACGAGATGGGGCGAACCCTGTTCTCTCCGGATCAGGACATTGCATCTCTCCAGCCGGTATGGACTTATGATGACAGCAACAGTTCGATTCTTCTGCCCGAGGTGTCTATGGAACACGATCTATATGACATCCCCAATGCAGTAGAAGTGGTCTATTCCAATGGAAAGGACATCCGTTATGCGAGAGTAGTCAATGATGACCCCAATAGCCCAACCTCGACTGTTAGCCGCGGCAGGGAGATCCTTCGAAGGGTAACTAACCCGAGTGTTGTGGGAGACCCGACCAATAATCAGATTCAGGAGTATGCCAAACAGCTTCTTCGGAATCTTTCTACGGTGGAATACAGTGTCACCTATACACATGGCTATTGCCCGGTTAGACTCGGGGACTGCGTACGCATCAATTACGCTCGGGCGGGTTTGGTCAACATCAAGGCCAAGGTGGTCAGCCAGTCGATCAAGTGTGATCCAGGTTGCCCTGTTACGGAAAAAGCGGTATTTGTCAGCAAATTGTGGGGGTGATTTTGTATGGCTTTGTCTAATGATCTTATCTCCCAATTTGTAAAGGTAGTAAACTCCGAGAAAAAAGCCAAGAGAGAGACTACGGTTTACGGTACAGCTGTCGATTATAACGGGGCGACCTATGTAAAATTAGACGGTTCCGATTTGCTGACACCTGTTGAAACCACTGCGGATGTTAAAGCCGGTGAACGGGTTACGGTTATGATCAAGGATCATACTGCGACCGTCACTGGCAATATTTCTTCTCCAGCAGCCCGGAAAGGCGATGTCGAAGAGATTGGAAATAAGATATCTGAGGTTGAGATTCTTGTGGCCGACAAAGTCAGCACTAAGCAACTTGAAACCGAGAAAGCCAGGATCGACGATCTCGTTACAGAGAACATCAAGGTCAAAGAACACCTGGAAGCAAGTGATGCCGAAATCGACACCATTCAGTCAGATTATGTTTCCGTCAAAAAGAAACTGACAGTCCACGACGCCGCCATTGAGAATCTGGATGCTACCAAGATCGATGCTGAGATTGTCGAATCAAAATACGCAACGATTGAAAAATTGGAGGCTACGGATGCCAAGTTTAACAATCTTGATGCGACCTACGCGACTATTACAAGCCTGGAAGCTGAGAAGGCACGGATTGATGATCTTGATGCTAAAAAATTATCTGCGACCCAGGCGGATCTTAAGTATGCCAACATTGATTTCTCCAATATTGGAGTGGCAGCCATCGAGAAGCTGTTTACGGATTCGGGTATCATCGGTGACTTAGTTGTCAGCGAGGGGCACATTACGGGGCGGCTGGTAGGTGTTACCATTGTCGGCGATCTGATAGAGGGCGGCACAGTCAAGGCGGACAAACTCGTTGTTCTGGGGGAAGACGGCCTGTACTACAAGCTGAATACAAACGGGGTTTCGACTACTGCCGAGCAGACCGAGTATAACAGTTTGAATGGCAGAGTCATTACAGCTAAGAGCATTACGGCTGAAAAAGTCAATGTTGATGATCTCGTTGCTTTTGATGCTACGATCGGCGGCTTCAACATCACTAACAGTTCTATATATTCTGGCACAAAAAAGTCAGTCGAAAACACAACGAGAGGGATTTACCTCGACAAGGATGGTCAAATAGCTTTTGGGGATGCCACGAATTTCATTCGCTATTACAAGGGCGCAGACGGGGCATACAAACTTGAAATTTCTGCGGAAAGTATTTCAATCAAGAGCGGCTCGGGTAGTTCAAACCTTGATGTGACTCTCAACGAAATCAAGAGTGATGTAGACTCACTTCGGAATGAAATCACAACCCTTCTTCGAATCGAATCCTCAAGAGGTACGGTTTTTAAGAATGACATGGTGGCAACGGTCTTATCCGTAGTGATCTATCATGGCACAAAACGGATTACCGATAGTGTAGGCATGAAAACAACATTCGGCAGTAGTGCTTATTTGCAATGGAAGTGGCAGCGGCTCGATGATGATTCCTATGGAATTATTTCGGCTGCTGATAGTCGGTTTGGGAACGATGGATTCACATTCACCCTGTCACCCGAAGATGTTGACACAAAAGTCACATTTATGTGCGAACTAATTGTGTAAAAGGAGAAATCAAAATGGCTATTAAGTCGGCCGATCAAATTACGATTATCGATGTAACCGACGCATACTCAGTTATGCTTACCAGTGAAGCATACACTTTTGTCGGCGGTACTGCCGGTGCAGCTTCCGGACAAAGCTGTGAAACCGAGGCTGTAGCATTCTGCGGTACAAACCAGTGTACTGTAGTTAATGTTACAGCGGCAGACATTGTCTGCCCCGATGGCATCAGCGCAACTGTTTCTGCCAGCGGATCATCTAAAGTCAAGATTAAATTTACCACCACTGCTACAATCTCTGCGGCTTGCGAAGCCACCATTCCCATTACGGTTGACGGTATCACCATGAATAAAAAGTTCTCTTTTGCCGTAGCTAAAACCGGCAGCACGGGCGCTACGGGTAAGGGAATTAAGGGAACTCCGGTGGCGGAGTATGTGGGGTCTGCATCCAATACAGATGTTCCTTCCAGTGGCTGGTCTACGACGATTCCCTCTGTGGCACAGGGCCAATATCTCTGGACAAGAGTTACTACGACCTATACGGACAATACGACCTCCGTGAGCTACAGCGTTGCTAAGCAGGGTTCTACCGGCGCTACTGGCACTACCGGCTCTCAGTGGTATTCGGGCACTGGAATTACCGGGACTTCCACGACCGCTACAGCTTTCTCCGGTTCGGGCGTTGCAAATGCCCGTGTAAACGATATGTACCTCAATACATCTACGGGGTATACATATAAGTGTACTGTCGCCGGTGCGGCCTCTGTGGCGAAATGGGTCTATGCGGGAAGTATCAAAGGCGCAACGGGCGGCAAAGGAGATACCGGTGCTACCGGCAACGGCATCTCTAAGGCCGAGATTACCTACGCGGCTTCCTCGTCCAATACTGCCGCACCTACCAGCGGCTGGTCGCCGAACATTCCGTCGGTATCTGCAGGGCAGTATCTTTGGACCAAAACCGTATTCACATATACGAATGGCAAGACCGACACCCAATATAGCGTTGCTAAGCAGGGCGCTACTGGTGCGGCCGGAGCGGATGCTATTACCCTGACGATCACATCGTCCAACGGTACGGTGTTTAAAAACAATTCCGGCTCTACCGTTCTTACGGCTCATGTCTTTAAGGGTGCTGTTGAGCAGACAATCACCGATGCCGGTGTCTGTGGTTCTCTCGGAACGGTCAAATGGTACAAGGGTAGCAGCACAACGGGGATTCCCGCAAAGACTATTACGGTAAGCGCAAGTAATGTCACAAACTCCGAAGTTTATACTTGTCAGCTTGAATAATAGGAGAGGAGGCCTTGACGATGGCTATTAAGGCAAGAGCGACGGTTACCATCTCCTGGATAATCGATATTTCATCGGTCACCAGATATTACAAGCTTCAGTCATCTACGACCATTGTTCCGGCCAAACCTACAGCCAATCCGCCAAGCGGCTGGACCTCCACAGAGCCCACTTATTCCTCCGGGTCAACAAATACGCTATATTTTGTCGACTGCACCGTGTTTACGAATGGAACTTTCAGTTATTCTGCGGTATCGAAGTCAAGCAGCTATGAGGCTGCCAAAGAAGCATACAACAAGGCCGCCAATTGCGAGACATCGATTGAACAAAACCGGTCGGCCATTGAGATTCGCGCTACTAAGACCGAAGTTGCCGATACGGTCGCCAAAGCCGCCTCTGATCTGGAGAGTACCATCTCATCCGGATATGTCAGTAAATCCAACTATGAGACGGATAAAGATACTACATCCAAAAAGATGGATGGACTGGAAGACCATATTGAGAGTAACAGCAAGGCCATAAGCGATTCTGCAAAATCCGCTGACGATAAAATCAGCAATTTGAGCAGAACATTGTCAAAATATTTCAAATTTGATACGAACGGCCTTACGATTGGAACCGGGGAAAACTCTCTTAAACTTGTACTCGACAATGATGAAATCGGCTTTTTTAAGAACGATGAAAAGATTGCTTGGTGGGACGGAAATTATCTGCATACCGGCAATATTGAAGTAAAAACAAATGAGAGAGCCCAGTTTGGTAACTTTGCTTTTATTCCGAGATCAGATGGATCTCTAATGTTCCTGAAAGTAAGCGATACGGAGGGGAGTAGCTAATGGCTTTAAGCGGAAGCGTTTCTACAAATGGTTGCCGTGGTGAAGGCGAAGGTAGATACTACACTTTATCTTGGTCAGCAACACAATCAATTGCTAATAACACAAGTACAATATCTTGGACACTTAGCACCGCTGGCGGTTATTCCTCTTGGATGACTGAACGGACTGTTTATGTAGACATTGACGGAGATCGGGTTTTCAGTAAGACGGACGCGGTTGACAGATACCGTGGAACAATTGCCACTGGTACTAAAACTATTAGCCACAATAGTGATGGCACCAGATCTTTTAGCGTTAGTCTCGGCGCAGCAATCTACTATGCTACTATTGAATGTACCGGGTCTCAAACATTTACGCTTGACACCATTGCTCGAGCCAGCACTTTGTCGGTTTCTGACGGAACGCTCGGAACTAAGACGACACTAACAGCCGATAGAAAGTCCTCTGGTTTTACACACACCATTACTTGGGAATGCGGTAACTACAGCGGAACTCTCGCCACAAAGTCGTCGGCAACATCTTGGAGCTTTACCCCAGAACTGAAACTTGCAACCACGGCTCCGTACGGACAAAAAGTATATTGCAGCTTTACATTGTCGACATATAACGGCTCGACCTTAGTCGGTACGGATAGTAAAACCGCGTGGTTCACCATTCCAAGTAGCGTAAAGCCGACATGTACTTTGAGCTTGTCTGACAGCAAGGGATACGCGTCAACTTATGGCGGATATATACAAGGAGAATCTCAGCTTAGCGTTACAATAAATGCAACACAAGCATATAGTTCTCCGATATCTCGTTATTCCGCATCAGCTAATGGAGCAACTTATTCAGCCAAGACTTTCACTACGAGTGCTCTAAAAACGGTTGGCGCTAACACAATCAGTGCCACCGTTACGGATGGTCGAGGGCGATCTGGATCGATCTCGTCTAATATTACAGTTCTCGCGTATTCACGACCTCAGATAACAAATCTGAAAGTTCGAAGATGTAATGCTAATGGGGTTGAAGATGATCGGGGTGGATATGGCAAAATCTCATTTCATTGCACGATCACTCCTTTATCTAATAAAAATACCAAGACTTGTAGCTTAAGATATCGTCAGTCGGGCGCTACAGCATGGATAAATGCTCCTGCAATAACTTTGTCCGCATACGACCAGGACTGCAATCCGCCTGTTATCCAGATGAGCGATTCGCATTCTTATGAAGTCCAAATAAATCTTACAGATGCGTTTGGAACTGCGAGTGCTGTCACTTCTATATCCACGGGCTATTGCTTGTACCATATCCCTGCGTCTGGTAAAGGCATTACCTTTGGTGGTATTGCTGAGGGCGATGGGTTTAATGTCAAAATGCCGGCGGTATTTACCGAAGATGTCAGCTTAAAAAAAGGTTTGCAAATAGGTGGCAACCTAACAGGCAAATATCTGACCGGCACCAGGCTGCAAGCCACGGCAACCACGGACTTGGGCAAAACGCCGCCAAAGGTGGCAGTGCTGGATAATGCCGGCTGGATGTATTACCGGACGCCGGCGGAGCTGCGGGCCGATTTGGGCTATGGGGACTATGTGCTGGAGCAAGGCACCAGCGGCATCTGGACTTACCGCAAATGGGCCAGCGGTATTTGCGAATACTGGGGCAAGGAGCA